GCTATCTTTAGTGAGGCCACCTCAGGAGTAGTACCGTTACCGACTGTCGCCCAGTGGTTGGATATGAAGAGAGCGCTGCTCGATGTGAAGTCCTTGTTGAACCAACTGCTTGGAGAGCCATAAGCAGGCTCCCAGTTTCTCAGGATGGAGTAAGGATACCGAGTGCTCTTCTGGTATTCCATGGTGGGTGGGAGGTAAGGCAGGTAGTTACCAGCCCTGTTGACGTAATTGCCATTGCTGTCAAGATGCCCCTTGGACAACTCGTTAGGGAAGTACTTGCCATTCTCAGTTCCAGACTGCCTGACAGTGCTCGTGCCATAGACATGGGTGTGCTTGTTGGATACTGTCTTGACTGCAGCAGGCTCCACTTCCCCTAGGCTGGCGGTCTTGTAACCATGGAAGTGCTTGGGCACTGACTGTCCGGGACCGAAGACGACGTAAGCGACTTCCTCGGATGAGCCTTGGGCATTAGCAGAGTAGCGTGCATAGGGGTGCGCGAATCTGAGCACTATTGGAATTGGATGAGTCATGGTAGTGGCAGTGAGAGCAGACCCATAGACGTCAGAAGGAGATGTCAATCCTGCATCATTGGTCTCAGTGCCAACTTTCGAGTCAGGGACCAGCATTGCGTCAGCGTTACTGAAGGGGGGATGTGGCTCTCCCCTGTGCTGATTGAGGTATGGAGTTCCCGGAAACATGGCTAGCATTGCAGTGGTGTCCAGCAAGGCATACGACCCCATGTTCTCCCCAACGTGCTGCAAACCAGAACAACCAGTGGGGCCAGTCGCATAGGGATGGGAGTAGAACTCGCTATAGTCATTCTGAGTCCCGTCGTTGATGTCCATTACAGTGCCACTGAAGCCACCGCCGAAGTACAGCGGGATGTAATGGTCTTGACTGTCTTGACCACCTCGGAAGTACGATATTGGCTCTCCATAGGTGTTGCCAGTCAATCTATGCCCAGCAAAGAGACGGGCTCTCTCACCCGTCCAGCCAGAGAGGTACACTATAGCCCCATCAGCAGGGTAGGTGTAACTATCCTCATCCCCTGCAACTGCCAGTATTATCTTGTTATAGGTATTAGTAGCAGTGAAGGTCGTGCCAGTCGCAGTACTGGTAGCACCTTGATTCAGGCTAATAATCTGTGAGGTGTAACTCGCAACAGTGCTACCATTAGGAATGCCCGACCCTGTAATAGGGGTACCTACCACTAACCCATTAACTTCCGTAGGGTCGAAACTCAGGTTTGTTATATTCTGAGTGCTATTACCAGATGTGCTGGTATTGCCTGTGAAAGTGAAAGTGTCATCCACCACCACTCCACCCATGTACACTGAGAATTGCTTCCCGGACTCATCGTACAATGGGAAGGTATGACCGAAGGAGCGATTCTCATGCAAGTTGCGGAAAGGCACATGAGGGGCATAGTACCAAGGAGCCCCTTGTACGAAGAAGCCAGTGGGGTAATGACCTACGAAACTGTTGGCCTTCTCGGCTTTGATTATGGGGTTGTTTATCGCAGGAGTGATGTGGTCACCGGGGTAGCACCTGTACTTCTCCCCTCTGAGGTTCTTCCTCCATTCTGCAGTGGAGACAGCATTGCCACCACTGTCTATGAGTACAGGAGTCACTGTATTGGCATTAGCACCCTTGAACTTGGTGCTTATCTCCAACACCGTGTGAGGTATGTACCCCACATCGTGGAGAACCCCGTCATCAATCTGAGTACTAGACAGTCCTCCCTTGGTATTTCCTAGTTCTGCATTGCCAGAATAGAGTCCCCAATCCATCGATGTGGTAGCGGAGAAGTAGGTAGAAAGAGGAGTGATGTCTGCATCGGCCTTCAAAGTGTGGATTTTCACTGCTGTCTGAGCGCTATCGCCCAACCACTCGTTGTAAGTGCGACCATCTGGGGCATACATCTCACTGCAGTCCAATGTCGAGATACCTGACAGGTCAGTGAGGTTGATGGCTTTCTCGACAGCAGCCGCTATGAGTTCATCAGTAACGAGGGTCGTCCAATTGAGGACGGGGCTAATCATCGCGAACTCGCTAGCCGGTGTATCGAGATTGGTTATGTTGGGGGTAGCATCATCAGCGTCACCACCAGTCACTCCATAGAAGGTATGAGTGCCAGAGGCGCTCGCGTTGCGTGTTCTACTGGCATATCGATAGACCTTGGATTTCTTGTTACTACTGCGGTTATCAGACCATATGAAGAGACCCTCGTCAGGGAAGCCTAGGTGGCCGAGGTAGTCGAAATCAGCAGTGCCTGTGGGAACTTGGTCAGTCCCACTGATGGCACCATGGTCGAAGGTCACTGTGAATGAGGTCGTGCCTGTAGCAGTATGCACTGGATAGCCACTGCGAGAGCCCATGACACCGCTCCACGTGTTCCCTCTCCACGAGGGATTGGCAACTCCAGCAGAAGAGCCGGGGAAGGGGTACTTGGTACCAGCCATGTGCTTCCCTATGGTGAAGCCACCTCGACTGATATCACGGTCATCGAAGGAGATGATAATCTCACTCTCTATGTTCGGAGGGAGGACTGTGTTCGCATTGGCGAATGGCTTCCCTGCCTCTCTGTAGATGAGACGTATGGTGTGGTCCTTGCCTCTGTGGTCAGTGAAACGGAAGCCGTACAACTCCCCATCACCTACTGTAGCACTAGAGGACTCAGCGACAGTCACGTAATCGGAGTATGACTGGGTATCAGTGCCGTAGGCCTGATTGAAACGTCCGGCCTTATCGGATGGGCCGAAGCCGAACTTGCCAGCGTCAGGGGCCCAACCGGGAACACCGCTCGCAACTAGACCGCCGAAGTTTATCCTCGCACTAGCAGTGGTTCCTGTGCGCAGCCCCTCCACTATGCGAGTCTGGTCTCCTTGGGACTCTAGTGATTCGGCATAGATGGTATTGGCTGCTCGCCCGGTAGCCATTTCGCTATTCACTGCTGAGTTCAAACGCTCTGGCTCTGCGAGGTTGTTGGCCAGTTCCTCGTCTTCCTCCTCGGATGGAATGAGTTGCCTCAGAGTGGTAATAGGGGCGAAAGGTCTGCCTGTCTTGGTGATAGGCATGGGAGCAGCGTGCATGTTCTCGTCCTCTCCCTCTGTGGGCATGCACCAGAAGTTGCGGAATCGACCGCCGTGACCCACGAGGAACTGTGGTCGGTAGGGAGATTGTCCCTTGCTGTTATCGAGCCAAGCGCAGAAGTTACGCCCTGATGCACCGGGAACAGTGCTGTGTATCACTACCGTAAAGCCATCTACCCCGTCCAAATCAGTGACAGCCCTACCGACATGAGCCCTGAGATAGCCCATGTGACTGCCGATGTCCCCGGAGAAGGCCGAGTCATCCCAGAAGGGAGCAGGGTCATGAATAGAGCCAGATTCAGAGCGAGCCTGCAGAGCAGCGGCTTGGTTGATGCGCCTCACAATCTCATTGGCTGCGCTCTCAACGTCCGTCACTGCCTCGGACTGGGCTACTTGACCAAGGTCGATAGTGAGCCTCCTAACGAAGTCCATGTCCGTCCAGTGTGGTAGATTCTGCAAACGAGCCTCTGCATGAGAGGCGAGGTCCAGTGATTCAGAGCGAATTCCCTTCAAGCACAGGAAGGCGGGTATGGCCCTAGTCCCATCTGGTGTATCGAAGAAGGTAGAGAACTTGTGTATGGTAGCCTCCGTAGTTAGTCCCTTTATCTGCCCCTCGATAGCATGCCTAGCAGTCAAGGGACCAGAGCCTGCAGTAGTGTTATCCGTCCGTGCGAACAATAGGCCCTGATTGGTGTAGGCACTCCCGTAGTCTATCTCATTGGGGGTGAGATACAGGGTCCCTCCTGTGTTGCTATCTGCAGCCGTCACTCTCAGATAGGGGCTGGCTTGGTGAACATAGGCCCCTTCTATGAAGGAGGACTTCTCCACTCCAGACAGCCCTTTGTCCTTGATTTGGCTTCGGAACCCATTCGCGACATCGAGCCCTTCTACCTTCGGGGTGCTTTGGGAGGTCTGTACCTGCATGTGCAAGTCATGGAAGGCGATGAATTCCCGGTCATGTGCTACATCGTACAAGAGGACCCTCGCATGTCCCTCTTCAGCCAGATAGGGGTCTAGGTAAGCCACGACTGGTATCTTCTCATCACTGTAACCGAGTTCCAGCCAATTGAGTTCTATGGTCTTGTTGACGTGCTGGACGAAGTTCCTTGCCGTCTCGACGCAAGTATCACCGATGAGGAAGTTCTCCAATGGTATGCTGTCTCTCGACTCATCACCTAACTCACCCCTGCCGCCATTGAAGCCGTTCCATACGAGGAACTCGTTGTACACGCCTCTCGATTTGCAGAACAATCCCTCTATGGCATGGGGGTTGGTGTAATGCATGTTCATCCAGACTGTGTCTCCATGACGAAGGCCACCGGGAGCGTAAGGGTGGTTCCAAGTCTTGTTCAGGAGATTGAGGTACTGTGCACCATCAGGAGTGTACCCATCATATGCAGATACGTCGAGACCGGCAGACGTGACTATCCCCTTGAAGGTGAAGACATCACCTACGGCAGCAGAAGGCTTTCCTCCGCTGACATCCACTACTATCTTGTCAGCATCAGCGTGGAGAGTGAAGTGAATCACCTCATTGTCCTGATTGATTGCTCGCAGTGTGGTGTTAAGATAAGCCCCAGTACTGAGTCTCGGGAAGTTCGGCCCTGAGTAGACCACAGCACTCTGTCCTGCGCTAATGTCAGTTATCTCGAAAGTGGCACAGCCGCTCTCTATGCGCTCTGCGTGAGGATTCGCTGTAGGCCCTGCCTTGAACTCCACAGCACTGACGTACTGCCTGAGGCCGTAGTCTAGGTTACCGCCCTGCGTCTGGACATTGGACCTGTCATAGTAGTAGGGTCTACGGAACTCATTGGCAGTGGTGGACATAGAAGTATCATCGAACATGGGAGTCAATGCAGGCTCTGGACGAGGACCTACTGTGACAGTGGAGTCCACCAATGCACTGGAGTAGAACTTCGCGCTTTTAACGAGCACAGTGAGGGTGTTATTGGTTTCGTGTATGTCGCTTATCTGCACCCATTCGTCACTCGGGAGATACAATCGAGGGTAGATGACGAGCGCAGTGGTAATGTTCCTGAAGTTTGTGTAAGTCTTGTAGAAATTGTCATTGACTGTATCCACGTTGAACTGGGTAGACACGCTATTTACTTTCAAGAGATTCGCAGCACGCTCCAACAACGGGACTCCCTTGACTGCCCTATCGAACTTGTAAGCCATTTCGTAAGGCCCTAGAGCCTCTCTGTCTATTGGCGCCCTACCTGCAGGTCTCCTGCCTACTGGGTTGGGAGCCCAAGTATGGGCTGTCAGAGTGGGGTCGAGGTGTATCTTCATACTGTTGTCAGGGCCGGGAAAGACGCTGTTGTCAGGGTCATCGAAGAACTGGTTGGAGAACACTGGTATCTCAACCAGAGCACGAGTGCTGGCATATTGAGTGCCTAGTTGGTAATCGTGATTGACGCTTCCTATGCTTTGGAACAATCTATCGTTGAGTGTGGTACCATCTGCTGCGATGCTAGCCTCGTCGAACAACGGGTCGAGGAGAATCTTGTAGCCCGGCTTGATGCCGGTGCTGCTCTTCCAATCAGAGAAGGAGTCCTCATCGTGGCCATTGTTATTGGTGTATCGAGAGAAGCCCTCGTGTCCAGTGCTAGGCCAGAGAGTGAAAGTGGTGGCGTCTCTGCTCTTGTACTCCACACTGGCTCCAGTCGCAACTCCAGTCTCGTCCGCGATATAGAGCCTGCCTCTGGCAGGGAACATGTAAGTCGCCCAACTCGCAAGCGCAGTGGAGTTATTGTTGAGTGGTTGGACGACGATGGTATTGCTGGCTCCGACCGCAGATACTTCAACTGCCCCTGCTTTCGCTGTGGACCATCCTGCTCGGGTGAGTGGGCTCTTGTCCCACGTGGGAGTCGTCTCTATGGCACCTTGACCGGGACCACCCAAGGTGACGCTGACCACAGGAGCATCGGGTTTCATCTCTTTCACTATCTGGGAGTCTGCAGAGCCACGTGCGAAGACATCGGCCTTGACGCCAGCGATGTCATCCATGAGGCCGAATCCTTCCATCTTCACGTACTCCCCAGCCTGACCAGACTCGATGGAGAAGGATGTCACTCTCCCCCTGCTTTGGAGATACTCTATCGTGAAGCGCGTGATGTCACTCGTAGCGCTGGCCATCGTCGCAGTCTTGGTCAACTGCATGGTTCTAGCACGATTGCTGGGTTGCAGGTAAAGGTGGTATTCAGAAGCAGTCACTACGTTATCGATGATGTCAAAGGTCTCATACAGGTGGCTGGATTGGCTGGTGGGCCCTGTGGTCCCACTCGCTGGCTTCATGCGATAGGTGTCATCCGTAAGCAAATCATCACTGCTCTTCTTGGAGACATGGGGCCTGATGAGGACCTTGTGGTATCGAGAAGGGTGAGAAGGGTCATCAGCATGTGTGGATACGACTGCTTTAGGGGGGCTCTTAGGGGCATCTGTGTCCGTACTAGGGGAATAATTGGTGGTAGTGCTGTAATCCAATACCAGTTCGTTCTGGTTGCCGCCAGTGTTGTCACCAACGAGATAGTGCGATTTCATCACAGACGAGAATGTGTTAGCCTCGTTCATGCTGAGAGTCAACAGGCCTCCGGGGGAATGGACCTTTCTCCCTGAGGAGATGGAAGACGCGATTGTCGCAGCCACTCTCTTGCTGTTGATTAGCGCACCGCCACTAGGTACGGTTTTCTCCACGAGGAGGCACGGCCCTCCTGTGCCCATGGTATCCCCAGTCAAGTCGATGCCATTGTAGTGGATTTCTACATACGGGAAATCAGCATCACCCGTCTCGAGGACGGCAATCCTAGGCTCATCCTCAGGAATCAAGTGCAACTCGTAGGAATCATCTGTCTGCACCACTCCCTCGTGTGCATGCCCTTTCAACAGGAACGGGCGAATATCGAAGGTAGAGCCGCCTATCGCGATTATCTCGTCCTTGCCAGCACTCAGTGAGGCCATGCCATTGCGAGCGACAGAAGTGGCCTTGGAGGAAGTCAGCACTGTCATTGGCCGTGCAGGCACAGTCTCCCTGTAGAGAGAGACCTGTGAGTTGATGGGCACTTGAGTCGTCATGCCGCTTACGTTGTTCGTGAAATGCACCTCGAACGAGTCACTGATACCATCCATGTTCTGAGTGATTATCTCTTCAGTGGGCAGGGGGTAGACGTTATTGTACTCGTGACCTGTCACATGGGAGTAGAAGTGCCTCCCAGAGTGCCCTGCCTGAAACTTGGTATCGATTGTCCAGTTACCGCTGCTGATGGTATAGGGGTTTCCTGATTCGTTTATGCTCAGACGACGGGAGAACAAGAATCCGTGTTGCTCCAGAGGCCCCTCGTCTATGACAGTCATGCCATTGCGGTCAATGGCTTGTGACCCTAGACCGGGAGGCTGCATGGGTTGGCCCGTACCCTCATCTAGTAGCAAGTCAGACTTGAGAAGGACCATGGTGCTGTCATTTGCTAGACTGTTAGTGGTGTTGTATGCCGTTCTAGCGTGAAGCACACCCCTGCTTCCAGTGTCAGGGGATGTGTCGAAATCCAGATGGATGCTGTCTACCACGATGGTACCATCGCTGTTGATGGTCTTCAATCGCACTCTCTCTGGTGGCTTGGAGTTCGGTTTTCCTGTCTCGATGTCCGTGGAAGTCGGATTGATGAGCAGGTTGGCGATTGTGTGAGCGACCTTGACCTTCTGAGCACCACCGCTATGAGTGGTCACAGCCACTTGATAGTCGCCCAGAGATGGCACGTTGTACGTAGTCGGCATGGCAGTGGAGAGACCGCTTATGCTCTCATAGAGAGTCTGGGCCTGAGTGGCATCTAGAGTCAGAGTGGTGGCTCCTGCACTGACATCGGATTTGATGTGGTAGAGCGTCTCATCAATCTCCACAGGTTCCTCGAATCTCCACAAGCCGAGAGTGCTACTGCTCCTGATGAAAGCCTCAGTTTGCCTGTCCGATGTATTACCCCCTGATTTCCAGTGGAGACCCTCTATGAACCCCCTGTACTGCCCACCTTCTCCTCCTATGAAGAGAGGCTTGTCATTGTGTCTGGAATGGGATTGGCTGGGAATCTTGACGGAAGCCACCAAGTCCCCATTGACCAACAGGGAGATTCTCTCGCTGTCGAAGACGCCAGAGACGTGTAGCAACTCTCTGGTCCTAGAATCGATATCGGTGTTGTTAGCAAGGAAGGACTCATTCTTCGTGGGGTAGACTATGCCTACGTATGCAGAGTTACTGGCATCCCACTCAGCAGTGCTGGCCTTGTAGACTGTGGGAACCCCGTCATCCGAATGCAGAGTCACTTGGAAAGTCGCAGGTGCAGGAGAGCCCACAGAGCCCATGCTCAACTTGAACAAGCCTTCCTTCGAGGCGATGACTCCACCGCAATCCGGTCTGACCCACGCTTCCACAGTGAACGGTCCGAGGAAGGAGCCCAGACCGGAGGCTGTGTTGGTAGAACTACTCGGCCCCACCAGAGGATGGGAGGAGCGTGAGTCTCCGACTGGGACTTCGACGCTTGTGGAAGTGAGCGATGCAGTAGGGCACAGGATGCTATCGCTGACGCCATTGAAGAACAGAGCGTGGCTAGACTCCCCTATGACCGTCATTTCATATCCCCAGTATCACATCTAATGGGGCGAAGGTGAGGGATACCTCATAGGTAGTATTCCCAGCCTCGTACTTGAGTTCGCAGTCAACGAGAGTGCCGCTGATGCCCGTGTACTTGTCAGTAGGGTCAAAGGCGACACTAGCCTCCTTCTCATTGGCCTTCGAGCCTTGGTCATTACTATCGACATGCCCAGTGATGAATAGGAAGTTGCGTGGCTCGTAGCCTTGGATGGGGTCACCGACACTGCCGAGATTGGCGTGCCTGAGTGAGTTGTACGGTATCTGCAGGCCCACCACGTAATCCTCGTGGTTCAAATCACCAAGAGGGTTGTTCTGGAAGGGGTCACCTAGGGCGGATTCCCCACCCACACCAGTACGGAAGGGGTCACCAAAAAAGCCCTCTCCAGTCAAACCAGTGAAGTTGCTGTTGACCACATTGGCTAGGATGTCCTGAGCCTTGTCACCTGCAGACCTGCAGTTATTGCTGCTACCCCCCGTGAATGTCACGAGAGCGGGACTGGCAGTGGCAGAGTTGTTAGTGCTATCCGCATTGTTAGCGGGGCTGATGAACGAGGGGGTGAAGTTGTCCCCTGCGGTTCCTGCTACCTTCTGTGTGAAAGTGAGTTTGGCCGCTCTCTCGTTTGAAGGCACCAAAGAAGCCTTGCGACCATTGCCAGCGACTATCGAGAACCTGTTGTTGAAATTGGTATTGGCTTCCAGTGCAGTCTTTATGCGACTTGCGACGTCAGAGCCTTTGACAGGGTCACTGAGGCTCCCTAAGCCCACTGTGATATTGTTCCCGTTCTGTGTGTGGCTAGTGGTGCTAGTATCGAAGGTAGCGGTGAAGGTGCTGGTGTCAGTGGATTGGAACTGCAATTGAGCGCCGTTCAGGTCATTCGCTATATTGGCGATAGTCTGAGTGGCAGAGCCAATCAGGTAGTCATCACCTGCACTGGTGCTGCTGAAGTCTATGGAGCCTGCAGACTTCTGCGCGTCCAAATCAGCAGAGGAGCAATCATCATCGCGTAGAATGCATATCAGTTTTATCTCGGCATTGACCATGTTCGCATCCAAGGCATAGCGCATTCCGGTAATAGGTACGCTTAGTTGGGGGACGGTCTTCTTCACTGTGATGAAGTAGTTGATGCAATCGAGGTTGATTACCTTCCCACCCCTCTCAACTAGGCGAATAGGCAGGCTCATGACATCGGGCTCCTCGATGTGGTGAAGCCACCTTGGCGCCTAGTGTTCGTCTGCAAGACGGAATCCACGGCCCTACCAACAGCAGAACCAGTAGCCGCAGGACTGCCTCCGCCGCCATACACGGTGATTTCTATGTTAGTGGTACTACCACCCCCATAACCGGAGGGTAGCGTAGGCATATCAATACCCAAGACTCTCATGATTGCTTTCATGACGGGGTTGTCGAGTAAGCCTATGGCGAATCTTAGTATCTTCACTCTGGCATCCTCTATGCTCTGCAAGAATCCTTCCCAGAGTCCTCGCCCTATCGATAGGATGAGGTCCCGTTGATTGTAGATGAGCCCAGTGAGATAGACTGCAACGATACCTAGAGCGACAGGCCAGCCGACCGTGAAAGCCGTTGCTAGGGCAAAATATGTAGCGATACTACCGACAACAGCCAGAATCCCTGCTAATTCCGGTGCCATTTCCGTAGTGAAGAGTAGCACGAGAGAGCCTACTGAAGCAGCAACGAGAGCGAAAGTAGAACCTAGGCCAACAGCGACAACAGCGATAGAACCAGCGATTGCACCTAACTGTTCCCAGAGCCCTGCGTTCAGGAAGGCCTGATACAAGGGGCTATCCCCTTGTTGGAAAACTAGGCTGATAACACCAGCAAGTGCCATTAGAGCGGCAATGGGGACCAGCAGTCCCATCCCGGCGATTTTTGCGAATTGCCACGCTTGCTTGAACCTATTACCAATCCTCGCTATGATTCCCATTTCTTTCCTAGTCTTACTATAATGCTCCAATGTCTCCTGAAAGCCCTCTCTCTGCTTTTCCATGTTGGTGCCGGGAAGCCTCATCTTCACATATGAATCAGCGAATTTCTGGAAACCTCTGATTGATGCTGCTATCCCTCGAGTCATCATGGACGCATTGTCCTTGTTGAGTTCTGTGTTAGTGGCAATGGCCAGACCGAGGTTTCTCACTATATTGATTGCAGTTTTGGCTCTGGCCTCGTAAGTCTTGAACATGGCATCGTACTTCGCCTTGGTTTTGTCCAGTATGTCCCAGTTCTCACGACTCTGCCTTTGGGACTCCTCGCCCATGAGGACGTCTTCGTTGATTTTGCTCTGTGCTGACTGCACGCCCCCTAGAATCTGTCCTTGCTCTTTGATAGTCTCATTCAATTCTCTGATGGCCTTGGTGTTCGCCTCCAACTGCTTTCTTGCTTCTCTAGACATAACGCATCACTCACTGAAAGGCATCCTATCCATTCTGGTAGAGGAGATTCTATGGGTCTCTCCATCTCCGCTCGGCATATCACTCATCTTTTCCTCTATCTTCTCAGCCTTAACTTGTTCTGTGGCAGTGGCCCAAGCGAACATGTGCGCAAAGCCTGAAGGGGAGAGTTTCGCTAACTCAGAAGGCCCGATGTGATAATGGGACATTACGAAATACATAGCAGCATCCATTGCCATATCGACACCCCCATCACCGTCCCGCATGAATCCTACTATCTCGTTTATTCGCCTGTCCCACTCGCTAAAGGGTCAACCACCATATCCTGTGGCTGTGGTAGTAGAGTGCTGATGTGTATGGCGACCTCTGGTCTCAGGGCAAGCAGTTGAGTTTTGCTCATGCTAGGCTCAGTCTTGTCTATGCAAGTCATGAACATGTATCGCCAATAACTGGCTAGGTCCATCTCGACCTCACCAGTATTGGCATCGAAAGAGATGAACTCCTTGACTGCTTGCTGCATGTCAATAAAGGACATTTCCTTCAACCAGACGGTTAGCATTGCTCCCGGCTGATTCTCTGGGTCAATCTCAATTTCATGGGGGACTGACCCCGTATTCACTAGCAGGCTTTCAATTTTCAGGGTCTTGCTCTGTTCCTCCATACTCACTCACTTCCTCTTCGCTGGGGGCTGCCTCTTCCGAGGGGGCCTCTTCAGGTTCTGCTGGAGTCTCTGATTCCTCAGAGAGGCCAGCATCATCCTCTTCTAGACGGGCGACGAGTTCCGCCTTTATTCCGCTTACTGCTAGTCCTCGCTCATCGAGCAAATCACGTAGCATCGCAACGGTCATTGAATTGTAATCCACAGTCTCTTCCTCTTCAGGCTCGGTCTCGGGGAAGGGGTCACCATCAGTGGCTGCAGCCTCGGGGTTGAAGACAGTCACCTCCTCCTCTACTATCTCCTCCACGACTTCCTCTACTATCTCCTCTACTATCTCCTCTGCAACAGGCTGCTCTCTCCTCCAATCTCCGGGATGTAGACTCTTCCTTACCATCATATCACCTCATGCGTGGAACAGTGTGTCATAAGCAACGACTTTGACGTGCTTCGGGTATATCGTCATGGGGAATTTGATTTGCGTCTTGTCCTCTGGTATCTGGAGGCTGGCGTTCTGGATGATGTAGTCATCGATGACTATGGTCACTTCCTCCCTGTTATCGCCTGCACCGTTCTTCACCAAGTGTAGTTTGATAGGCTCGTCAGAACCATGAGTACGGGCGGTGCGATACTCGTGCCAGAGCAGAGGGTCTGTGGGTATGATTTCCATGCTCAGTTCATATTCGACCTTGCCTTCAACACTGAGAGAGGGGTTCCTGCTACCAGCGAATGGTATCTGCTGGAGAGACTGCCCTGCAGCGTTCCTGCTTTCCTTGCCGGGGTTCGCACCGACAGTGAGCACGGTCCTGACATTGTTATTGCCTGTAAGGCTGAAGTTGGTGACCTGCGCTATGGTAGTGCCGAAGCCAGTGATGGTGCCATTGTAATAGAAGAAGGGCTTCTCCGTGTTAGGGGCTATTCCAGCGACTTTCCTCTGCTTGGGCCCGTTGGCAATGTTCTCGAACATCCTGTGAGCAGTGAACCTGTCTGCTTTAGCCACTCCTCCAGAAAAAGCAGCAGCGAGAGTTATTACGCTATCAGATATGGCAGTCCCACTAGGTGTGGTGTTACCTGCCGCCCCTGCGTCATCTTGAGTGAGAGTCACAGTGGCATCCGATGCAGATGCTGACATGTTCAACGTCCCTGCTGTCTTTGCCGCATTGACTGCGGCTGCTATGTTTGTTGCGAATTGATTGGCGTTGCTATTGGCATTGCTGAAGCCTATTACAGTCGCTGTGGATGTGGCTGTGCTGTTATCAATGCTGAAATTGACTGAGTTAGTCCCATCACTAAGAGTTAGCACACGAGTGTTAGCCTGCCCCGCTGTCTTAGAGAGAGCAGTGAGAGTAGCAGTAGCCTTGACGGAATCCTCCAACCTACCTGTGTCTGTGTAGCACATGAGGGCATCGAAGTCTACCTTCATCTTGACTTGAGAGTCTGCGTCAGCATTCAGTGACCAGTTCTTGACCTTGCAGCCCTTGTAGACGCGAGTCAACTGCTTGGAGTCAGTGGCAGTGCCCGGCACATTGCTCGTTTGAGAACCAGCATAGCCGCCTGTTCCGTAGGATTCCACGTTTCTCGTCCTGATGCTAGTCTCCAGAGAGAAGGAAGGTTGTTGCCACATACTCCAGATAGCCCTCTTCTGACGATTCAAGATGTTTCCGTAAGAAGCAGGAGTAGTGACGAAACTGGGGCAACCATCACTGGATTCGCTGTTCGAGGAGTCATCAGCCTTGATTCTCTTGATGTCAGACCCACTAGCATGGTCAAAGTTGAAGGGGTCATCGACGTAGATGCGCTCATAGCCATCTGTGTTGTCCACGGCTACGACTCTCCGTATCTCGTTCCTCCGAGAGGCATCGAACTGAGTCTCGTTACCATTCGTACCGAAGATGGTGCGCTGGCCAGAGCCGGGGTCGTTGTCCATGGGAGTCAGCACCTCCACAACAGCATCATCGACCACTACGATGTAATCACCGGGTATCACGTCATCGAGGTCCGTACCGACCGCAGTGGTGAATTCGACATAGGTATCTCCCATCGCTATGGCTTTGGCGTGAGCGGAGTTGATGGTATCAGCGACATTGGACGGCGCGTGGAGCGCCTCATTGCCTAAAGCATAGTAGAACCACCTAGCGCTATGCATTGCAGTTTCGATAGTGCCACCGTCGTTCTTGAAGTGCTGAGGCTCTTGGACTACTACATCGCGACCGATGCCAACCACATGCTGCCTCATGACTTCCATCTTCGTCTCTGGCAGAGTCACGCTAGCAGCGAGACCGATGAACTGGTCGGTCAAAACGGTCTCGTCACTGGCGTCAGCAGAGGCATTGTAAGTCATACCGACATCTATGGTAGGAGTTCCTAGAGTGCCAATGACTATCTCATCACCAGCAGAGGCAGAGGTATTCTCTGCTGATTTCAATGCTGGAGTGACTTCGATGTAATTGGCCCTGTTGTCAACGATACGATACTGCCGTCCACTGGTCTGATGGTCATCTGCGGAGAATGCCCCACCGCCTATGAAACGGAGCGAAGAGCCTGCTAGCATACCTGCAGGGTATTTCAATTGACTCGAGCCATCGAACATGCTACATGGCTTGCCCGAGACTAGGCGCTCAGCGCCACCACTGAAGGTGATTTTACTGATATCACCAGTAGTGTTGACTACCCAATCCAATGCTCCCCATGCACCATGCGTTAGTACTATCCCTGTCTCGTGACCGAAAGTTACTTCTGCTAAATCTCCCTTATACACTGTTGATGGCATGCTCGACTCACCTCACGCGACTAACTCGCTCAATATGACAATTTCGACTTGGAAGGTCATTCTATGTAATTGCTTTGTTCTATCTGAAAGGTCCGTACGAGTCTTGTACAGCAACCTGTCGTAGTTTAAGCCGTCTCCAAGACGCTTCTTGTGAAGAATTCTTCTTATCTCATCTTCCATTTTCATCAACTGGTCTCGACCTCTCACTGTGCGTATATCCACAGTGACGTTGATACGGGTGTTCACGAAGTCGTAGAAGATGTCAGGCTGCTCCTCGTTGTGCGCGGTTTCGTAGAGAAACACGGCGTCGCTACGATTCAAGTCGAACCTCTTGCCTCTGCCGGGGTCAAGTGAGGTGATGTCCATTATGACAGGCTTGCGCTGTGCTGTATTAGCACGATTCCATTCTGTGCCGAAGATGGACGTCATCAGTTCCAAGGATTCCTTAGCCATATGTGGGACCTCCTTCTACTCTAATCTGCTCAATAGCACGCGCTATGATAGATTGGTATGTCTCGCTAGAGGGGTCTAGCATCTCACCTTCATCGTCCACTATGTTCGCATCCTCATCTAGAGTGTAGCCATAGGCATCTGCATTCACGAGCAGCCATATTCGACCCTTTGGTCTAGACAGCAGAGATAGCAGGTGCAGGTTATTCAATCGTGACCACCTCTATGTATCTCGGCAGAGTCTCAGCGACTTGTGCTTTCAAGAGTTGGTACTTAGCGCCTAGGTCTATGTTCTGCGTCCCCTCAGGCAATAGCACGCTGCGGTCATCGGACAGGAGCAGGTCCATGGCTACCATCTTCGTGCATATGTCCTCTATCGCCTTCTCGACGTATCGCTCTCCATACACGTAGGAAGCCTTGACGGAGTTCCACTGGAAATAGGGGTATGTGTTGTTGAAGTATATGATGCCGAGGTCATAGTCAGCCCACCAGTCTCTGAGCCTAGCCTCGTCTCCAGTTCCCTGTCCGAAGTAGTCTATCTTGAGCCTGTATTGAGTGAGAACAGTGCCATTTGATACCGAGGCCAAAAGCCCGCTACTAGCGAGGTCAGTCACTCCTGTGAGCGTAGTGGCTGTCTTGCCTGTGTAGTAAGCGCACTTGACAGAGGAACCTGTTCCTGTGCAGATGATGCCGAAGGGAGACAATGCAGAGGTATCGTCCATGGTGATAGTTTGATTACCAGCATGTGCACCAGTGACAGTCACTGTCGTATCAGTCAGGTTGGTAGCGGACATGGCTGTGAGGTTAGTCATGCCGAGAGTGGCGGTCTCACCAGCCTCACCACGATTCATGCTGGTTATCTTCAGTTTTGAGTTCCCGTAATCAGCGTTTGCAGAAGCCATAAACTCATGATGAACATTAGCAGTAACGCTACCACTAGATGTAGAAGAGGTCTCCAGAGAAAATGAAGGGCTGAAAGCAACTGCGTCCTTCTTTCTACGAAGGTCCTTGTTAATGAGGTCCGCAAGTTGCTGAGCAGCATTAACACCATCGAAATCAGCACTCCATTTAGACGACCCTGTACCTACTTGCAGACTGGCTACTCCCCCTCCTCCGGGACACAGGAATAAGTAGTCATTGGTGGTCAAAGCAGAGTGGTCGAGGATTTCCAAGCGAGCCTCTGCTGCTCCGACTTCCCTGTACTCCTGCCCTTGCCATATCTCTAGCCTTAGAATCTGCTGGACGTTGCGGAACATCAAGGGCACCGTACCCACATAGTCAGTGTAGTAACGCCGTCTATACGGCTTGTAGGTATCGAAATTGAGGTACTCTGCAGTCTGCAGCATCGGCCTCCATGAGTTGTTAGTTAGGTTGTCTATCCTGTCTTGCATGCGGAGTATCATAGTCTCCACAGCCTTGCGCGTCACACCTCGCCTCTTGCCGTTGTTGAATGACTGCAGGCTCTGTAGTGTAGCCGCGTTCGCGGTCGTATGGTCATATGCCATGTTCCCCGTGAAAGTTATCTTGATATTGGCCCCATCTCGAGTGATGCCATTGTCAGCGATTGTCATTACCTCGCCCATAGTAGCATCACTGGCGACTTCTACCTCGTCACCATCCTCGAACCCAACAAGGCGATGGTCTGCTGGTGATATCTTGACAAACGCTGTCCCATTAGCAGCATTGTCTGTCAGGTCCACAGGGTCTGGAAATGGAATCTGGAGCACGTCAGCGACCTTCTGCGCTGTGGTATAGATTACTTGGTCTGGAAAGAGAGGGCGCGGCTCACGCTCCCCAGTCTGAAATACGACTGGCACGTCACTTCACCCCCACTTTCTTAGCCTGCTCCTCCTTCTTCGGCTCTTTCATGTGGTCTGACACATGGACGTCACAGTAGGGCTTCCCGTCTTCAGGGGCGTGCTTAGTGGCATGCGCGAAGCAATTCTTCTCAGAGCAATATGTAGTGCGCGTAGGCGCGTTCTTGAGAACTTGCCACGTAGTGCTGAGCAAGTTGCCACTTCCCATGTCGCTACGAGGGAGGGATGGTGGTGATGAAGGTTGTGGCATTATTGATTCTCCTTTCCGTAGAGCGAGGAATTGTCCCATGTCTCAGAGATATCCTCAGTGTATGTCCCTGCATTCTGACGAGCCCATTCGTCTGCATTGTAATTTAACTTACCATTGACCCATCCTACTGCTTTCGTGGGACTTGTCCATGTGATGTGATGAGGCTTCGTCTGCTTCACGTGAGTCATATAACTCTGTTGTAGGTATTTTTCCTCTGCTGGACCAACACGTTGCAAAGCAGGTGCAGGAGGGGCCTCGGGCTCAGTAGGGGCCTCAGGCTCCTCTGGTTGAGACATCAATTCTCGATTTCTATCCTGCTGCTCTAGATTGCCCAAAGCGTCTTTCATTTCTCCCCACTTCATTTTGAGAACATCCCAAGACTTGTCTAGCGGGTTCATACTGTGGTGTCCACCTTGCCTAGATTATACTCCATCGGCTTGCTGCATGCACCACAGCGTTCTAGGTAGCAGAAGTGGAGCATACCACAATGCTTGCATCGTGTCCCGCTACCTATGTCGAGCACGTCCCGTATGTTACGTGAACGTATGTTCTGCTCGCTTATTTGGCCGGAGAGCCGCTCGCGTGGACTTGCGTCCGTGCGAACAGACTCCCCGGTTGCGTAATTCCACCCTTGTTTGGATAGTCGTCGGAGGTCCTCAGCATCCATGTGGTTCACCACTACGTGGTGGTGACCACTACGTATAGGTTTCCTGCCATGACATAACTCGTAATGCCTTCTACGGCCTTGCCATTGGTATAGTCATCTAAGACTTTCTGCACGCCTCCGGCTACGGAAGCGCCGAGTTCAATCGCCTCATCAGGCGAGAACTCGAATACCTTTACGTCGGTCATGGGGTATTCCCCCCAATCAGCGTCGACCTAGGATGATGAACCGGCCACCATCGCTGCCAGACTCCGTAAAGTGGCACGTGGTTCCCACGAATCCAGTCGGGTTAGCCTGCTCAGTGGCGCTGTTGGCGGTCACGTCGAAGTGAAGCACTTCAGATAAGTAATCTGATGCGTCCACGCTTGTGTCACCATTGGCCCATGTCCCAGTCAGTAGTAGTATGCTGCCTATTGTGATAGGTCTATCGTCAAAATTAATTGCCATATCTATTCCTCCTCTGTGACGACCTCAGCCGCTAGTACTTCATCAACCTTTTCCAGCATCTTCGCTTTCGTGGCGCGGAGCCCGGACATTTCTACTCCTCGCTCGTACAGCCATTGTTGAATGTCTGCCTTGAGCCAATTCATGTCCGGGATTCCGTCACCATCGTCTTGCGTAAAAAGGACGCCGGGGTAGTCTTCTTCGATGCGCCAATGAGTGGCGTCGAAAGCACCGCGTCTCATATCCAACCATTCCTGCGACACGACGGTTCCTTCGTTCCTGCTGAACTCGCCGTACTTGGTTCGGACTCTCATGTCCGTCCCTGCCCAGTATAGTGTTGGCATGTTAGGTCACCCCTTAATTAGGCCACCAAAAGAAGCATGTGTCCGCTTTCTGTTGCACTACTATCGTGGGTCAGAACAAGGTCGCTGGTCCTAGTTATGCCGCTGTCGTTCGCCGTTGCTGGCGTCCATGCGTATCCTAGGATGACTGAGACTTGCCCTGAAAGGGTTAGCGTCTCAGCCGCAGCCATCGACCCAAGCCTGATGCTCAGGATTCTTGGGTTGTACCTGTTTGTTCCGTCTGTCTGTCTCGCCGCGAAGTCGGTTAGGGCTCCGGGGTAAGCCGAAATCCATGTCGTTTCATCTTGGTCCACACCACCCTGCAAGTCCAAGTCCAAGTCCATTGTGACTGTGGCGCTTCCGCTGGTTGTGTAAGTTATTCCTCTGTATTCACTGTCTGTTACTACTGTTCCTACCATTCATATCACCTCTGTTATCTCCCCATGTACCTCAAGCAAGGTCACGGATTGAACCTCCTGCTCCGAAGAAGGAGTCCCATACCTCACCCATGGTTCGGTAGAGTCCTTCCTGTCCTAGTCTGTTGATGGCAAACGGGTCACCAGTCTCGATACCAGACTCGAAGTACTGAGTCGGGATAGCGGTCTGGAACCACAGGTAATCCGTATCGAAGTAGTAAATCCTCGAGATACCGGAGGTATCAGTCACTACGTCCTTGGATGGAATCAGTGGCACACCGTTGTAGGTAGCCACGATGAAACCAGCCTCAATACCGGGAACACCCTTCACGCCGTTGTAGGTTGGTGTAACCCTCTTCGACTCCATGAACCTCTGCTGGCTCTGTAGGAGTTGCTGGACGCGCATTAGGGTATCGTACCCTGTCAGCATGACCTTGGGGTTACCACCACGCTTCCAAATCTGCTGGAAGAGACCGTCAAGGTGGTTCAGGCTCAGGTTCCTGTTAGTGTTAGCCGCAGATGAGACATCTACCTCTGCACTGTGGAAGTCTGCACTTCCATCTCGAGTGATGGAGTACAGGTCGTGGTCTGTGGTTGCGCTCACGTGACCAGTGCCGGTCGTCATCTTGTCTGGGTCTGTGGTTAGCCTGTCGAGGGACTCTAGGTCGTTTCCTGCTGGAGTCTCGACATCCTCTAGAAGCATCCTGTTGATGTGGTCAGCGTGGTGCTTCCCCATCTCTTCCTTCAGCACTTGGCGCACGTCTCCAAGACCGTCATCCTTGTCAGAAAGGAACATGGACACTTCGCTCAGGTCGAACGAGTGACCGATGGTCTTGGGCTTTGCAGCCACGTGTAGGAAGTCAGGCTTGGTGGTGTCTGGCAGAGTAGCGTTCTCAGCCAGTCCGCCGCCTACGTTGAAGGAAGGCTTGGAGGTTATGATTCTCCACCCACTTCGCTCCCAAGGCTTCTTTGGAAGTATGCTAAACGCATTGAACTCTTGGTTCAGTTGCGACCAAACTTTCCTTCCGTAGATTGCTTGGTAGGTACCAGCCGTAGTGGACAGTAAAGGCGCGTCGGCCTTGAGTATGTCTCCACTGCTGTAGGTGTACCCGGTCGTTGCTGTACCACCGTAGTAGTATCTTTCCATATCTTGTATTGTTCGTACATAATTACGTGCCATCAGTTGTCACCTCCCTGTAGAACCTTACCTGCTAGCCTGTGGACGTCGTCCCACGACATCTGAGCCATCTCGGTGGTTTCAGGAATACTAATTGATGGGGCTGCCATCTCGGACTTGTTGATAGTCTCACCAGTTGTTCCGAAGTTGTCAATCCTCTCAGACATGGCTAGTACAGCCTTCTGGAGGTCTGCGATTGGGTCCCTCGCGTCGTAGGCGGTTTTAGCCTCGGCTTCTGCCTCAGCAGCCATCTCCTTCTGGAACCTCATCGAGAATTGGTTACCAAGGTCAGTCTTGAACTGCTGCTCCATTGCAGCAGCCTTGTAGACTTGGTAAGCCTCCTCTATCTGAGCGGGGTCTACATCGTTCTCGCTGATGTAATCTTCAGCCTTGATGACGTTCTTGTTCCCGCTTGGTGCGGAACCGAAGTTCATCTTTGGCCTCTTACCAGAGTCATCCTCTCCAGCGCCTTCGATGCTACCCTGACCCCTGTGGTCGTAGCCGTGCTTACCTTCTTGTAGGTAAGATTTCTCTACTCCCTCAGGGTCCTCGAAGTGACCGCGTGCTGCCTCTGGGTCGAACCCAGCGGACTTGACGGTCGTCTCGAGCCAGTCTAGATAATCCGTGGTAATCACGTCATCTAGGTCATCGCCTTTCTTCATCTTTTCTTTTTCTTTCATATCTTTGCCGTAAGCCATCTTCTCTTTGTCCTCGCTCTTCTCTTTGTCATCGGATTTTTCAGCGTCAGCATCTGCCGACTTTTCTTCATCCTTTGCTTTCAGAGTAGCCTCAGCCTGAGTGGCGTCGGCATCGTCGAGGCGCTTAGACAAGCGCTCCAGCACATTTTGCAGTTCATTCATTGGGTCTGTCATTGTATCACCTTTATTTGTTGTATCCTCCTTTAGGATTCTAAACTGGGCCTCGGGATTGATGCCCTTTTCGCAAATGGTCACCTCGTGCAACTCCATGCGGCTTATCTCACGATAGTCACCTCTGGTGCCATCGTGCTTATTGACACGCTCGAAAGCCTGCCCACCGATGGAGAACGACTTAAGGTTCCCCTTGCGAATTTCTGCGGCCACTTCTCTGGCCTTCTCTATGTCATTGCGTAGTTTGATGACGACGAACATGCCGGTGTCATCAACCTCTGACTTCCACATCCTACCAGATGTGTCTTCGTAACTGGGTATTACCTCACCCACTTGTATATTGGAATGTGCTAACTGGACGTTTCTGAATCCGGGGGACTTCATGAATTTCCCGAAAGCGTCTTTGAGAGCGTCACGGGTAATGAGGTCGCCTTGCTTGTCTACCATCTCTACTGAAGCGTAACCAGCGACTACTAGGTCACTGGACCTCCCTTTCAGTAGAACGGGGTCAAGAACCTGCTGTTCCAGCATGAGCACAAATTCGCCTATTTATTCTCATGCTATATGAATCACACGGAAGAATCAGAACGAGAACTATGAGAAAATTGGAGGTGCTTAGGGTCCTTGCTCTCATCTCTAGGAGGGTGTGCTATGGGACAGTCTTCCATTTTATGTGCCCTGCCTTGTTCGCAGGACTGCCCTTTCTCCGCTCCACACCAACAAGCGCCATGCTTCTCAGCCCTATGACCGGGGTCATGGTCTGGCAGATTGTATCCTTCGGTGTTCTCAGTGGGGCCAGACGGACTCTCTATGGGACTGCCATGGTCGATGCCCAGCCCCTTGGGCCCAGTCCAAGTAATCTTCTCCTTCAGTAGTTCTTCCACTCGATGCAAAGAGACTACTATTGATTTAGTCAACTCCGGGTCCTTCAGCAGTCTCTCTGAAGGCTTCAGGACTTTCTTCGGCTTCTTGTCATGATTGGCAGGTGGTTCAGGCTCCACCGCATCACTGTCTTCCTCCACTACTTTCATCTTCTCCTTGTCGCTCCTGAGAAGAACTGCTGCGAGAGGGCCCCAGTAAGGTCTCTGAGTCTCTGCGATTCGTCCTAGGTAATCCGATGGCGCATCTACTGCTTTGATGATGAAAGCATGGCCTAGTGGTTCCGTCTCATACGTCACATCTCCTAGGGGGAATGAGAGTAGTACGTTGCCTTTGTTGACTCTCACCTTATGGGGTATATTCTGCTCTGTAACAGGCGAGAGTATTCTTAAGGTCTCTATGCTGTCAGTAGCATGACTCTCTGAAGGACCAAGGTAGCGAGGGGCGTTGACTTGGTAGACTTGCTCTTTGCTTCGAGTGGAAACAGAGGTACTGGACACTGCTATGGTAATGTAATCGCCCTCTTCCACCTTGGTATTGTAGAGTGAGCCGACATCCATGTAATGCTCACCGTCGTACTCCTGACTGCGATTGCCAATCTTCTTGGCCGTCTCTTCGTCTATAGGGCCTACTCCCAAGCAGTGTTGAGCGCCTGAAGATGAGACCACTCTCACGTCAATCGTCCTGTCTGGTCTCCACAAGACCCACTTCGGATGTCTCGCTTCCCCTCTCATGTAAGTAGCCCCTGCGTCTCTGAGGAGGACCTGCTTGACTCCCTTCTCCTTCATCAAATCGTCATATGCGCGTTGCAGTCCATCATTGTCAGTTCTCTTGGTGTTGATTGGTGCTGGTATGGAGACGTTATCGGTAGCCTCAAATTTCGCACGTAACAAACGATTTCTGTCTTTGGTCTGCTCGTCTGACACTTTCTCATCTGCTATCTTTATGATGTCGATGATGTGCAAGCACTCCTCGTCCCATATGGCATCCACTATGAAATCGGAGTCATGTGCCTTTCTCACGTCTTTTCGCACTTGATTGGGTATAGTCACCTTCTTCCCCCCTCCATTGGTGATGACCAGTTTCTTGTCTTTCTTGTGCACTATGACACGCTCTCCTTCAGGCCAAGAGGTGACTACCCAATCCCCAGAGAAGCCTCTGAGATGCTCTAGGTCATCGAGGCTGAATATGCGATGCATGGGCTTGATGGGCACTGGGTCCCCTTCGTCCTTCTTGTGCAGCAGGTCTTCGTCAGTGAGGACGTCCAAGTCCAAATCGAGGCTTGCCATGATACTGCCATCACCTAACGTCTCGTTCGGTGGCATTGTCTGCATTGCCCTCTGCGCCTGCGTCCTCGCCCCTTCGGCATCATACCAATCACCAGCCTCGGGTCCCATCGTCCTACCTGCGAAGGCGCTCAAATCCTCTCCCATTATACCACTGAGCACGTTATGCGCTACGTGGACCCTAGGCCTGTCGTGAGCAGGCATGCCAACGGCTGATGTCATCTGAGGCAACCCACCGTTGTAAGTTGGGACGATGCTAGCCCTAGTCGGTGTTGATGCTTTGTTCTTGAGTGTAGCAGACGAGAATAGAGATAATGGTGCTAAGCCTTCCATTCCTCCGAATGGCACGGTTTTTGGCAGGTCAGACTCAGTCATGGTGAGCCTGCCTTGCCCACCTTCATGGTCCCATGCGTAGTTGTGCAGCAAACGAGAAAGTTCTCGGGTGATGTTTAGATTTCGACTCCTTCGTGCATTTTTGCTCAACCCGGTAGAACTGGAATACGAGGTAGAGGGAGCCCAATCAGCGAGGAAGCCGTTGTCTGAGACGCTCCTGACTCTCGTCGTATTCGCACTGTCTCTCCTCATGTCTCCGAGAACGTGCAGGAGGGCATTGAAGTCATCACGAGTTCTGTTCTTGGGAGTCAGTGTGAACCCGGTGAGTTTTTCGTCGTCGTCCCTGAAGTATTTGCTTCCCTCCCCAAACAAATCTTCTATTTTCTCGACGACATGGTCAGTGTCGTTGTACTTGTCCAATGTTCTCAGTGCCCGCAAAGCACGTGCGACAACATCGCTTTCGACGTTGCCCTCATCATCGAAACTGCCGTGATGGCCATTCTCGATGTAGTGCCTAGCGAGGTCTGTCCCCTTCACCCATTGCTTGTCCGCGAAGGGGCCGAGAAGGCGCTCGTAGGCCTCAGAATCAGCATCGGCAACTTCGTACTCCCCTGTCTCTGGGTTGTACGAACCGCCTTGAATCTGTGGGGATATGTAAGTCGATTGGCTCCTAGGCTCGCGCAGTTGCTGTGAGAGGCTAGTCTCGCCCATCTTGTCCATCTCCTTGGCCAGCGCTTCTCTCCAAGACTGGTCAGGGTGATGCAAGAGGCTATTCGCGAAATGCAGCAGTTCCATGTGATTGGCGTAGGCCTCGGCTGCTATGGAGTCATCATTGGGCACGTCATAGAGAGCAGCGTTATTCTGGTCCTGTGCTATGTGGTGCTTCTTGAGTGCTTGTGCCACGATTCCAGTGTGGTGCAGCGTATCGGCTACCATCCTCAGTAGCATGTGAGCGTGACCCATGCGGCCTATCTGCGCGTCACTTGCATCGAAGGCACTGCCATCTGAGTAAGCGAGGTCAAATTGCATCATCTGTTGTTGGCGTATGGCCTCTTCCACTCTCCTCCTAGCCACTGAGTCCTCATCGAAGGTCAAGGCGAAATCACGCAATCTCTCGATGTGATTGGACATCAACGCGAAGGGCTCTGGTGCAAGCAGGTACCCGGATTCACCGTCGTCTTCCTCAGGGTCCGCGAACTCTGTCTCCGACAGCATATCCATGAAACTTCTCTGGGGCCCGTCACCGACTTCCACCTGTGATTTTTGAGTAGGTGCCTTTCTGTACTTTCGATAGGCACCGGAAGTAAGAAGATAGTGAGGGAAGTTCTTGCTGTAATTGTATTCATTCATGTCACTCCACCCAGTGTCATCCATTGACAGAGGGCCTTCGGCGTGCGACGGCCTGCCCATGCCACCTTCCCACAAGGCATCGGATGTCGCATCTAGAATGGGGTATTTGTCATGGTCCTCCATTCCATCAGCAATGGCCCAACCACCATACCTGTCGAACACAGACGGGTCGTCTGGGGCTTGCTTTCCTAGTACTATGTCGATTTCCTTTTGTAGGCGCTCTGGACCCCACCCTTCTCTTCTGCCTACGGCTCGTATGGTGTCTAGGAGCCTCTTTTGATGAAAGCCGGGGTTCCTAGATTCGGGGAGGGTGACGTCATCTCTCAGAATGGAGCGCAATTCCGCTACACGACCGAGCGCATTTGCTCGCATTCTCATATGGGGATGTATCAAGAGTCTCTCGATGGGGACTGTCTCGGGCGAGGCAGTGAACTCATCGAGCCTGAGAGGTATGGCATCGGACCTTCCATTGTTAGGCTCCAAGCCATGTAGCATGCCCTTCTCCCCCATAGCGTAGTTACCATCGTCATGATGGTAGTAGATGGCGTGACGGTCGCCCATGACGTCATAAGGAGAATCTGCTATCTTCTCGGTGCCTGTCTCGCTATCGGTGATGTAACGCATGAGGTCCGCTCCTTCGAGCAATCTGCCTATGGTGACAAGATTGGGTGAGCCGTGCGGGGAGGATATGTCTGGGGTAAGTGGGTCTCCTCTCCTAGCGAGCAACTCTGAGAGGAACACCTCTGGGCCGTACTGGAACATGTCGTAGAGGGAGTGGGAGTTGCCGTGCTCGTGAAACATCCCCATGACTAGGTCGAGCAGGTGGGTCATCCTGTTAGCCTCACCCAAGTCGTGCTCTTCCTTGTGAGGATAGGTGGAACCGAGGTTGTAACTAAGTTGGGCGGCATCGGCACTCCGTATCTTCCTATCAGAATGCTGATGATTGTCACCGAATCTGATACCAGCCCTCAATCCCAGAGACCTTTTCTGATTGTGGTAGTCCCTGAGGGAGAATGGCAGTCTAGGGAGGGCTGCGAAGTTGGTGAGACTGCTATTCTGGAACAACTGAGAGCCTGTGCCCTCCATGTTGCTGATGATGTCCCGGTCCTTGGGCATGAACATGCCGAACCAAGGGCTGTAGTCCATCCCCACTCGCTCGTCACCCATCTCACCCTCACCAGCGAGAGGCACGAGTCCGGTCTCCCCGATTAGCCGCGTAGCAGCCTCCCAGTCATCGGAGCCCCCTCTCCTCTTATCCTCACCATCCTCATCGAAGATAACTTGACGAACGGTCTTCTTGTTCTCACCTTGCAACTGGCTCTGCTCGTAATGGGGTGGCATTGTGAAGAGTCCACCGAACATGTCATGGAAGGCCTGCATCATGTCTGCGGGGGACATGCTGTGCCCTCCGCTCTCGCTTGCGAATACATCATGGTACACCTTCGCGAATGACGGCTTTCCCTCTTCGGTCAGCGGTCCCGAGAAGGGTGCAGCCCAAGCGGTCTTCGTCCAGTCTTTATTGGCGTACTTCTCTACCTTCTCCCTCCATTCCTTCAGTTTCGCTATTTGCTCCTTGGTCACACCACCTACCTTGTTGCGCAACCAGTCGTCCACGAGTTTTTCGTTGATTTCAGGATGGGAGGTGCCGTAATGACCAGAGCCATTGGGGAGTATCCCGAACCTGTTCATCAACTGATTGAAGACAGAGGGACCTTTCCCGCGGTCCATCCTGTGAACCCCGTCCTTGTCCGCCCTGCACCACATGAGAGCGCGATGCCACAAGTCTGAGTCACGAGCGGACCTCGTCATGCTCTCTCCTTTCATGTCGTTTTTTCTAGTCCCCCCGGTGTCTCTCTTCGGGTCTAGGTCCTTCGCTCTCGTAGGCGGTTGTTGTATTCCCGCTTGTATCAAAGGAGAAGTCATAGCGGAAGTGATGGCGCCTAGTCGCTTCTTCCATACTCGAGAGAGAAGTGACTCTGGGTCCTTCTGCCCATCTAGGAAACTAGTGGATTTGGCAGATTCCGGGTCGTCTTTGAAACTACCCTGCGCTCCATCCATGAACCACTTGACTGCAGTCTTGCCGTCTTTCATGCTGAGGTTCTCCAGACCAAGCAGGAGTGGAAGGAGCCCCATCTGCTGTGAGGGGTCACCAGCATTCTTGATAGCGGTCTTGGAACGCCTGCTGTGGTCACTTCGGAGGTTTCCCTCGTCCGTGAACAGAGTGTCGTTTATCACATCTAAGGGGACGCCTTCCATGCTCATCTTGAGATAGGCCAGATAACTGTCTATGTCACCTTCCTTCCCATATTTCTGACCATGGAGCACCCTCCATCTATTGAGGCCATGCAGGAACATGTCATGCAAGCCGACGCTGTTGTCGTCGAACTTGCCATACATCTCCTCGTAGGAGCGGTCCTTCGAGAAGGCACCAGACTCGACCATGGCGCCGAACTTCTCGTCATGCCTCCTCATCTTCGAGTCAAGCGTGGCCGCATTGTCAGGGCTCGTGGAGGTGTAGAGCCTGTCCATCAGGGTATGCCATTTTGGATTTCCATTGAGTCCTTCGTCGAATATGCTTGCTAGTGGGTGCTCTCCAGAAGGTCGATAGTGGTAGAAGGCATCGACCATCTCATTAGGTATGCCCTTGACTTGTGGGTCCGTCGCCAGATGCTCCCATAGGTCACGCAAGTTTCGATTCTGGTATCTCCAGAAATCGCTCAAGGGCAGATTGACTGCATCGAAGGCTGGCATGAGGGGTGGGTGCTTGCCGGGAGTGTCTATCCTCCGATACTTGGTCCCTGCTTTTCTGGCGACCAACTGGGACTTCTCCCTCGCGAGTTGCCTCCTGTCCCTCTTCATCTGAGGAGTCTCGTAATTCGGACCCCCGAAGTCAACAGGCTCTGGGCCTTCGCTGCCGTCAATGGCATCCTCGTTCTTCAGGATGGAGAATGCGTGTATCGTGGAAGGGGCCACATGATAGGTTATTCCATGGTTATTGAGGTTCTGGACAGCAAAGTAGAGATTGGCGGCTTCATTGAGTCCGGGTGATTTGATGAAGTCTTCACGAGCCCTTAGATAGAACTGCTGAGGACTCTCGCTAGACACACCGTCACCACCTCAACATCACATCGGTCCGCCGGGTGGTCCGGGAGGCTTTGGCATACCACCGGGTGGCCCGCCTGCGCCGGGTGGCCCTCCGGGTGGCAGTGGCATCTTCTCTGGCCCACCTGACTTGCTTGCTAGTTTATCGACTAGCCCTTTGATTCGGTCAGCGAGTTCGTCTGGGTCATCATCGCCCATGTCGTCCGTATCGCCCATGGGGGGCTTGTCACCACCCATAGGGGGCTTTGGCATACCACCGGGTGGCCCGCCTGCGCCGGGTGGCCCTCCTCCACCACTGAGTAGAGCGTCTAGAGGCCCAGCCTTCTTGACCTTCTTGTCATCTTTCAAAGCGTCTTTCATGGACTCTTTCTTATTACCATCACCATCCATGTCTAGATAGTCTGGCTTTGGTTTCTTGGAAGCCTTCTGGATGCCACCAGCGGTGTTCTCATGAGCCGATAGAGTGGAGCCCGTCTGGTGTGGGTTGGTGTTGGTGTCGAAGGAGATGGTCTCACTGTGTGCACCCTTGTTTGCAACTGACTCTATTCCCTCTTCCGGTTGCATTTGATTAGTCCAGTAGTGAGTCATAGGAGCCTCTTCGACACCAGTGATGTTTCGCATTTGCGAATCGTCTCTCAAATCTGCAACCTTAGCGAGCATATCATCCATGCTTTGGGCTTTCTCTAGCAATTCATCTAGGTCAGGAGCGTGCTCCCCTGCTGTTACTTTCATTGGTTTCATATGTCCACCGGCCTTCCTTCTGCTTGCGCGGCATCATTAGCCATCGCGTGAATCTCATCCCAGTCCATCTCATGCCAATCGGCATTGGACTCAGGCATGACCATTACCCCATCTATGGCGATGGCGGCTTTCTCTATGACTTCGTTCCTCTCGCCTCTGAGAGGGTCTCCCCATACGTCCTCGGTAGCAGGAGTGGTCGCTTTGATGAACCCAGCCTGCTTTAGCAGGGTTTCAGGGTTATCGACCATGCCCTTGAGTATGACATTCTGCGCTTTGAGTATGTCTATGTCACTATCCATGCGTTCCATCTTGGTGATGAGAGCACCCACTAGTGTGTTGACATCGTCTGACATCAGTCTACCCTCTGACCGAATCCGTGCTGAGGGCGCCAATTAGATTGAATGCCATCGGGGCCTATGTAACCTGCTGGCCTGTCACCCTTGATGATAGCGCCTTGGTCTTTGAATTCCATGACTGGGACACCTCCGGCATAGATGTCATTCACTCCAACGGCCTTGTTTGCCTCGGTATCTGATTTGTAGATGGAAGTGACATCCTCAGAGAGGTAATCGCTGGTCTGGGCAATCGACCTGAGGAACTGCTGAGCAGCGACCAAGTCATTGTTCTGGAGTGCGCTTTTGAATTCAGAAATACTGGTTTCTAGTTTTCTGACCATGGGGTCTAGTTTGACGATGAGGTCCGACATCGCTCCGTCCAGAGCCGCTTCGCTCATTAATCTATTGCTTAGGAGAGATTGGATTTGGGTTGCTTGCCCATGGGGTCTTGAGCCTGTTCCATGGCTTGCTCTATCTGTTTCTGGGCCTTGACTTCGGGAGAGTCCTCCTCTCCTCGCTGCTTGGTCTTCTTGCGCCCTCCAGACAACTGGTGGTCCCTACCTGTAGAGCCGGGTGATTGCACTCCAGTCACTCCTTTCTCCATCATCATGATTGGAACTCCGCCGGGAGGTGGTGCTCCACCCTGTGGTAATGGCATCCCGGTCGGCCCCATTGGTCCCCTCATTGGGACTCTTCCCATAGGCATGCCACCGGGGGCCATAGGCATGCCACCGGGGGCCATTGGCATTGCTGGACGAGCCTGCGCTGGTGGTGGCGCTGGTGGTGGCGCTGCACCTCCACCACCGGGTTGTTGGACGTTCTGCAACTCCTCTTGCTGCTGCATTTCCTCTGGGGAGGGCTTTCGGTACACGAAGCGGATATCCCTGCCTGCATCCTCTGTCAATTCAGGCTGGAAACCTAGTTGTTGCATTCTCTGAGCGATATTGACTTCCATCTCATCTCTACGGAGGCGGGTGACGTCGTCTTCCTCCTCGTTCGGATAGAGAGTCAATTCCCAGTCTGTCATGCCCATTTCCTTGAATATGCGAGGGAAGACATCTCTCTTGTACAACTTCTGTCCGAACTCGACTGCTCTATTGGTAACGAGAATCTGCAACCCTTCGTTGTTGAGCCCTCCCCCTTTCCCGCTATCCATCATGAAGATGTTGGAGACCCCATAGAAGGCTGCTATGCGCATTCTCAACTCATCACGAACTGCTCCGTACTGCATCTCATCGAGGGAGTCCATGAAGCGCACGAACTCGACTCGACCCCTGCCTGTGGCTGATTCTATGCCAACCTTGGGAATGTAATTCGGGTCACGCTCCATCTTCTCCTCTGCGCCTTTCCAGAATGAGGCAGTGGACTGTATGTTGTCAGTGGTTATGGCCAAGACGCCTCGAGGTATTCTCCTCTTCTGGTAAGCGAGGTACATGTAGTTGTCCATGGCAGTCAATGTCATTGCCTGCCTCCAGAGCGTGGCCACTGGGCTTCGACCATAGAGTTTCGAGGGATTGAACTTCGAGACGTGGACTACTTCACCTTCGATGTAGTACTGGGTCTTGCCTGACCCTGCAGTATTGATGAAATGGACGTCTTGGAGGTCTAGATTGCACACTTCGCACTTCTGACTCTCATGGCTGTGGGGGTAGGTCTTGTCTCTGTGGACGGGGCATACGAGATAACGGCCCCCTCTGACTCCCCTCTTGTCCGACACGATGCGCATGAAGGTGGGGTCGCCTCGCACCATGTCACGGACTCGGTAGAACTGGATGCTGCCGTCTTTGGGGTCCAAGTAGTAGTCCTTGACCAATATGTAGAACCCGTCGTCTACGATGTTCAGGTCCCACTCAATCTCACGGAGGACGTCCATGAAGGACTGGTCCATGCCATTGCGCTGCTGGATGAACCAGCGAGGGTAGATTATCTGGTCGGGGTCTGCTGTTTTGAGTTCGTCACTACCACAGAGTTTGCACTCATCGACGTCATGCTGGTACTCCTCATCGCAGGAAAGGCACTTCTTGTGGAACTTCCTCTTCCAGTAGAAGCCCCTCCTGAATATCTCCTGACACAGGGTATTCATGGTGGTTCTCAGTATTATGCTCTCTTGGACCGTGGCATAGAGAGCGGGTATGCTGACTCCTTGGACTAGGACTGGTTCCTGTATGCCCGATTTCCAGAGGGGCATTATCGGCTCGGGAGTGGTCTTGCGCCGGAAGGGCTTGGTCATCCTATCGAGGAAACGAGTAATTCTGCTTTCTTCTGCCATTAAATATCACTCATTAAGTTCTCAGCGTCATCAACCAGACGTATGACCTCAGGGTCTATCGCTTCCATTGAGATGAGGTCTTGTTCATCAACCTTCCACTCATCTAGGAGTTCTTTCCCTCTGACGTCTTGCCAATTCGCATATTTCACGACTCGGTACAAATCGACTCTGCGATTCTTGGCGATGTCACTGCCTCTCCCTCTCAGGCTCAGCAGTTCCAGAACTGCGTTTGCTTGCGTTTTCTTCAATCGGAGATGGGGGCTTACCCCCTTGAGAAGTTTTCTCAAGTCATCGGCACCATAGAATTGAAGGCGGTGCTGACTGCGACGGCTGTTCTTGTGTATCTTCAAATCTAGTTGCAGTACACCACAACCCAAGGTCTTGTGCATCTGCTCGCAATGCACTCTCCCTCTGGTGCCAGTCGCTATCATGCCTGCTCTGGGCTCACCCCTCTTGGTGATGGTGATGTAACCGTCAGCGTCTAAGAAGCCAGCAGCATAGGCCCATGGGTCTTTGAGCAGCAAATCCTGATTTATCTCCTCGCACTCCCATCGAGTGCCATTTCTCACGATGTCGTATTCCCCTCCGTACATCTTCAGGAGGGCTCCCATCTTCTGCACGGTCAGGCTCTTGTTTCGTGCATCATGGTCAATCAGGCGCTCTACTATCTGCCTAGAGGCCATGGGGCCATTCTCCAAAAGCAGACTAGAAGCCTCCGCTAGCCAAAAATTTTCATCCTTGTTGAGATTATCAGTCTGATGCAGTGTGTTTCTCCACATCTTCTTGGCGTCGAGCCTCTGCTCTGCCGCTTCTGCCCATAGGCTCCTCTGGTCTGCGTTGAGGTCGTCTATCGCTGTGAGTTTGGTAATCACTTCGTTGGCATTGTCCCATTGCAAGCACGCTTGCTTGAGAGAGACCTCTCTGCTTATCGCGAATTTTCTCAATGACTTCAAATCCCGGTCGGAGACTCCAAGACTCTTGATTGTGTCTTCATAGCCATCAATCCACGGTATGGCTTGCAGAGTGGAATCGACTTCCATCATCTTGAGAAGGCGAATGAGGGAAATGGTGTCGTCTATTTCGTCACGATAGGCTTTGTGCACTCGGCGCCTGCGTCGGAGGTTCTTGACCAAGTCATTGGCATCGATACCGAAAGTTGAGTCGAACCACCCCACAGTAAGGTCGCTAGGCTCAGCCTTCTGGGTCTCTGAACGAAACTGCGGCTTTACTTCCAGACCCTCATCGAGAATGACACCGCTCTTCAAGAGTGGGTGCTGTAGCAATTGACTAGTGACCCAATAGCGGTCAGCGTCTTCCTGCTTGACTATTGAGTCGTAGTCGTCTCCTATGACTAGAGTGCCCCACGTCAGTCTATCAACCCCGACATGAGTGCATCCAAGTCTATGATTCTCTCACGGAACTCAGTGGTAGCCCAATTGCCCAGAGCGAGGGCTATGGCGAAGTCGTCATGACGGGCGATGCTGTCTAACTTGCCTTCTTTGCTCATACCAAACATGATTAGTTCGTGCTCCAATTGGCTGATTAGTTCTCGTGACCTCTCATCTCCCCATGGCAAGCGAATCTGCTCTCGCTCGAACCGAAGTACTAGACCCATAAGAAGACTCTCACGCCTTTGCTTGGTACTGATGAAAGTCTTGATGGGCAAATCTGTATCCGCCCTCAGTTCGGTAGCGAACACACGTTGGAAGTGGTTTGCTTCAAGTTCTATTACATCAGGACGGAACTTACTATTCAGGCGTTGTATTTCTATGATTTGAGTTCGGAAGTCCATGCCCTTGCGACGCACGACATGGACGATTTCCAGAGTCTCTGGTGCATCAGATGGTCTACGTAGCACTAGCATCACTGTGAAATCAGCCTGTCTGTCCGAGGATATGGCAGGGTCCCATCCTATGAAGTACTGACTGTCGTCGTCATCGTGCCTCCTATCTATGAGAGTCAGATGGGGGTCTTTGCAGGCATTGACCACTGTGGATGGGAAGAGGCTGGACATGTCGTCCATTGGCTCACAGAGGTACTCACGAGTGAAGGCAATGGCTGGCATGTCCATCCTTCGAGCATCCAGTGCCTCCAAGGACCAGCGCCATGGCCATAGGGGCTCCCCCTTCTCATTGATAGCAGGATAGGTCTCGACGAGATAACCCTCTCTCCTCTCCAATTCGGTGTACAAATCAGTAGGGGTGAACGGAGTACCCACTATGCAGAGTTGGGATGTGTGGTGGAGCGTGGGGACTAGAACCTCGTAGAACCAAGATGCGACACGCTGCAGTTCGGTGTCCGTGGTCCCCCAGAGTATGTCATCCAGCAGAATCAGGTCCGGGTGAGCACCTCTGACACCACCACCGACTGACTTGGCGTTGATTCTCGAACCGTTGGTGAAGCCGAAGAACGTCTTGGACCAAGCGTCCTTGTCCTTCATCTTCGCTAGCATGGGACTGGACTCAATCAAGTCATTGAGACCTCTCATGTGCCTGATGGATTGGTCGAGGCTGTGGCTGAAAATCATCGTATCCAAGCGTGGGGTGAATATGACCTTCCATAGCAAATAGCCAAGGAACAAAGTAGATTTGCCGTGGTCTCGAGATGCTTTCACGCAGTATCGTTTGTGGGTGTTGAGGTTGTGGAACCACTTGGCATGATGGTCAGCCAACTGCCAGCCTAGTATCTCCTCGAAGAAGAACTTGAAGTCCTTCTTGGCCATCTCCCAGTCTATGTCCTCTATGACTTGCGGGATATTGTTGGACACACTCAATCACGCCCCTTCAAGAGGCGCCCCCATGCAAGATTGAAGGGGTCTAGGCTCATTTGCGTATCTGAGGATTGAATGAGGCCTCTCTCTTGAGCACACGCTGTGCAAATCTGGCCTCCTGTCTCAGGCTCAACATGAGTGAGAGGGACAGGCTGAGCGCAAGACGCACACATCGGAGAAGTGGTCATGGCTCCTCCTTCTACAGGGGGCCCCGCGCCCAAAGCCTCCTCCACTTCAGCGGCAATATCTGCGATTTTAGTTTGGTCAACTTGGGCTGTCCCTCCGGGCGGTGACCCTCCGGGCGGTGACCCTCCGGGCGGTGTCCCTCCACTTTCTTCTCCGGCTTCGTCGGTTGATGGCCCACTGAAGTTCCCTACTCCTATTCTGCGCTTCCTCTTCCTCTCTGCCTCAATCTCTTCCAGCCTAGCAGTCTCCTTGGCCATCGCCTCTCTGAGAATGCCTGCGTTCTCGGGCGTGACCCCCAATAGGTGGAGCGGGTAGCCCTCTTGGAGCATCCTCGGGTCATCCAACCACGCTGGGAGTATGTCTTTGACCCAGTGCAATGGCTTGGCCCCTATCATTTGATTATCAAACACTCCGAGAGGCCAGCCCCTGCCCTCGCCTTCGGGTATGTTGTACCTCTCACGCAAGTTGTACGGGTCTCCCTTGAAGTGTTGCTTGGCTCTGTCTAAAGCGCTGTAGAGCCCTTTGAAGTCAATGCTATTGTCCTCTTTCGGAGCGAGTAGCGAGGAAGCGCCTTCCTGCCCTATCATATGACCAGTGAGCACTCTAGCGACTGTTGGGTTAGTCATGGCCCCAACACCACGCTTCCCACTTCCTCTCGTACCTGTTCTCTCCCTGAGGGCCTCCATCCACGGAGGCTCTTCGTCGCGGATTTGATTTGGATTGTATCTGATTATCCCACCATCATCGCCTACGTGTATCGGCGGCCAGTTTCTGGACTCCTTATTCCAGAATGGTGGAGGGGCCAAATCTGGGTCCGGGTCTGCACCCTTCTCTGCTCCTATGAGTCCGTGCACTCCCATGTTGTAAGCGAAGTGATGGCCTTCTAGGCCCTTCTCCTTTGCATAATCAGGGTCGTGCAACGCATAAAGCACGGTTTCTATCGCTTCTGCAGGACTGTCTCCTTCCTCTATTCGACGTTCGATTGCATCTTCGACGACTGCCTCTGTGTCTACCCCTCCTTCACTCCCATCAGCGGGGACAGGTGCTGCTGTCTCTTCACCCCCCTCTCCAGTTCTCTCCTTTTCCTTTTTCTTTTTCTTCGCGTCTTCAGTGACTGATGCAACTGCCTGCGTGAGGGTGGGGTCTGTCGCTGGGTCTCTCTCAGGTGTCTCCTCGTCGAGGAACCCGCCTGCTCCGTGCTCTGCAGCAGTCCAATTCATACCACTGAGAAGTTCCATCAATTGCTCGTGAGTAATTGACTCGTCCGATAGTATGTGAGTTAGACCTCGATACAAGTCCCGACCGATTTTGTGCCTCTCTTCGGCTCGTTTCTGGTTCGCTCTCCTAGTGCTATGCCATCGCTTGAGCCTATCGAACATGCCGGGCTTGGCCACACCCACATTAGGATGCTCGTACTGCCTAGTCTCCGGGTTGTACAACTCTGGCTGGTTCCTCAGCCACCTTCGACGCGCTGCGTAGTTCTCTCTAGTGCCATGCCCTCCCGGAAAGTTCAACTGCCCGTACCTCTCAGTGTCAACGAGAGTCCTGTCGCCCTCCCTTGTGGCTTTGAGGATAGGGTCCTCCCCGTATATGACTTGGTGAATTTCCTCGTAATTGGCTCCTTCTCGGAGCATGAACTTGATGACTGCACGCTCATCACCATAGGCGATGCGAAAGACTTCTATGTCATCTGGCAACTGCATGGGTTCACCTGAGTGAGAGTTTCACTACCTTGACGACATGGGGTGTCACCATTAGAGTTTTCGCGAGACGCTCCCAATCGCCTCTTGCTGTCCTGATGAGGTTGATGTCGTTCAAACTCAGGTCATACGCTTTAGCCAAATCATCTGGAGCGGAGATGGTGGACACGGCTTTCATGATGCTCGTGTCCATTTGAGCGTCAGCCATTTGGAGATGCTCCATCAACTGACTGATGTTGTCTGCTGAAGTCTGTATGTATCTCGTATCTGAGCCATATTCCTCTCCTTCAGAGCGTCCGGGTCCGACAGTGGGGGTATCCACTAATGCAGGTTGCATGGGTAGGTATGGCGGGACTTCCATCTCGCCCCTCACATGGCTGAAATCCATGTCACGCACTGGAGCGTCACGAGGCACTAATCGTGGCATCTCCGCCCCACCAGACACTCTTCTCATGGCCTCTCTCGAATAGGTCGGCACGTGGCCCGTAGCCGCTCCCATGTCCCTAGCGACTTGCGAGAGAGCAAGCGCTTCGATGAGAGCGGAAGCATTTTCGTGATGAATGCCACGGTCTTCCATGCCTCGGGCTTGGTATCCCCTGACGTATTTCTGAGCCATCAGTCGGACGTCCTCTGCGCTCATTTGAGTCGTTGCCATGATATTCCGAGTGAGTTGGGTGAGGACGCTGCTAACGCCACTAGTCTGCCCTTTCGCTGAATCCCTGTTGAAGAAGGAGCCGACTGCTGACCTAGAGACCGCTTGAGACTCTTGGGGAGTGAGACCTGCGGCTTGGAGATTGCTCAGCCGCTCTTGCTCTGCCTTAGGCTCTAGTGGCTGCTCCCTATCCAAGAAGAAAGCGGGGTCCAGTCCTGCTATGGCTTGGTCGACATGCAACATTTCCCTCCCACCCTTCTCCGCTTGTGTCATTCCGTATTCTCCCATGGGAGCAGCCCAAGTCTTGAGGTGCCTTGTCACTGGGCCTTTCTGCCCTTGGTCACCTATGACCATCTCCTGTGGGTCTACATGGGGCTTGGTGACTGTGTTAGTGGGTATGTCTAAAGCATCGATGTATCTCTTGAAAAACTCCCATGTGGGAAATGCACCGCTCTCTGGAAAGTATCCCATGTCCTGCCCGTTGATGATTACCTTGTGGCTATTGGTATGGAAGGTCACCACCCCATCTGCGTTCTTGGTCTGCCTCTCGTGAGTAGGAGTTTTCTTGGGTTGGTAACTGCCATAATTGACTCTAGCCCAATCGGCATTCAAGTTCCCGAACTCATCGAAGTAGAGAGGGAGCCTGTGAGAGGAATCACCCTTCTCGTCCATCTCCTTATTGAAATCAATGACTGATTGATTGAGTTTCTGCTTCACCCAGCCCAAGGCTTTAGCGTAATCCAACTGGGGGAACTTGCGCATGACATCGAGCGCAGCACTGTGTGCTAGGCCTTCCATGGGCCAACGATGGGGGAATTGGTTCTGGTCCACTAACTGCCCGGTCTTGGGATGAATGAAGAAGGGGTTGATTTCTGCATGGGAGATGCCATCTGCAGTCATTCCGCTCGGGTCGGGAAAGGACATCATGAACCTCCCATCGTCGTCATCCCAAGTGACACCTTGGCCCTTGATTATGGGATAGGACATCACATATGCCCCCTTCTAGCGACTAGTAGGCCTATCGGATGAGAGCCCCAGTAACGAGGGTCGTCGTCAGGGTCTACCTCAGTAGCACCCGTAGGTGAGGAAGTAGTGAGTCGATGAGCATTGGGAGTTGGTCTCTCCTCATCATGCTCCGCGTCTTCTAGGCTCTTGAAGAGCGATGCACCACGTAGGATTCTCCGCAATTCTCGGATTAGCCATTTGAACTCGGAGATGTCTGTCTGTGACAACTGCGCTTTGGCTATTGTATCGAGTGATTTGGCAACAGGTCTTGGTGCACCAAGATTGAAGTTGATATGTGACATACCACGTCCTAGATTTGGGCCCTTTGGGGGTGCAGTGGGACTTTCCAAGGCTTTGGAGTGGCCCATTCCCATTGGGACTCTTGGCTTCCTTGGGGTCATCAGGGCCTTGAAATGCCGATACAAGGAACGACCCCTACCACCATGATTCAAGTTCTTCTCCCTCCTACCCGACTGGAAAGGGATAGTTGGGTTCGTATCTGTGACCGGGAGCCTTCTCTGGCTGTCTTGGAACATGATGGAGGAGTTCTTCGCTCTAGGGTCCCAACTTATCTTGGGCCTTCCGCTACCCCTCAGTCGGAGTTGGGTGATTCTGTTGAAGAAACTGTTCTTCAGAGCCTCGACGGTCCTTTTGGCCAACCCACTGATAGTGCTGTGCTTATTCGGGTTACGACCGAATACTCTCAACTTGCCACGCCTCTTAGTGGGGTCAGAGCGGAACCTAGCCTGCTCAGTGGTCTCGTCCTTGGGCCTCTCGGTCATCACGCCGGGCTGCCCCATGGTGCTCTGGAACGGCTTGTCCACTCTCAGAGGCTCAGCCTCGTTTTTTCTCTCGAAGACCTTCTTCCTGAGCACATCGAAGGGAGCCAATCGGTCATCGCTGGTCATGATGTTGACTGGGGCTCCTCCCATAGCCGAGCCACCTCCTGTCTTTGCCCCAGATGCTACGTCCAATGGATAGCCAGTGCTACTAGCAGGCCCTGTCATCTCAGACAGTTCCTCGTCATTACGAGCGTCGTCCCTCTCTCCCCGGCGAGTCTTCTTCGATGTGAGAGTGACGTGTTGCAAACCTGTTATCTTCTTCTGCCTGTGCTCTTTCTCACGCCTCTTCTTCTCCTCCTCGAGAACCTTCTTCTCAGGCTCATCCCCGCGAGCGTATGTGCGGTCCTCTTCGACGAACTCAGGAGCCTCTCGAGGATTGAATCTAAGGCCAGAGGTGGAGCCTCTCAGGCCACCTCCTGCATTCTTGACGAATATCTTACCAGCCATGCTTGCCCTCCGGGATGGCTTCCAAGGTGCCTAGCAGGCGGCTATTGATATTGTGGTAGAAGTCTTTCAGTTCCACAGGCCCTGAGAACACGTTTGCCATTTTGTCAACGACTCTAATGACAGCGTGGCATATCTCGTACAACTCCTTGCGTATGACGAAGGTGTTCTCGTCATCACACCTGAGGAACTTGTCGAAGGAGAATCTGAGGGAGGCTATGAGCCCGACGTCTTCATGGTAGGATGAGTATATCTTTTGATTCATCTGCCCTATCGCCCCATACCAACGATTCACCACGTCATCGAGTAGAGACAAGAAGAAGGGCATCTCCTTCGCATGTATCGGCCCAGAGTCCCTCAGTATGCTGGACATCTTCATATCGAAGCATATCAACTCGCTTACTGGAGTCTCCACGCTGGTCGCCAGTTTATCAGGATTCAATGACTTCTTCCTCCTCTTCGAGTAATTTAGCACGCACTCTCTTCCAGACCTCGGGTGATTCCTTGGACAGTTCGACCTTGAGGATGTTCACAGTGTCGGCTTGAATGCTTTGGCTGTTCTCCCCCATGGCCTTCTCTTGGAACCTGACCATGGTTGTGAGGGTGTCGCGTACTTCCTTGTGGAGACTGACTAGATTCTTGATGTAGGAGGGGTCGTTTCTATCAGCGTCATCGAGGAAGAGCCCTAATTCACCATTCACCCTCTCTAGATTGGAACGCATCATATCCATTTCCTTCCCTGTTGCAATCGATATTATGTCTGCAGCGCTCTTCTGCACGAGAGGCTTCAGGTGATGCTTCAGATGATGGTAGACCGTTGACTCGCTACATCCGATTATTTCTGCTATGGCCTCGCTATTCATGCCACCAGTGAAGTAGGCTTGTTCCAACTCAGCCCTCTCAGGATGAGTGCAGACCACACAATCGCTGTTCGACCCCATATGGAACTCTCCCATGTGATTCCTGAAGTGTCGGTCTGCAGTTCCCTCACGCCATCCCATGTCCTTGTCTAGTGTCTTCGGCAATATGCTGCCTTGCAATAGCCCTTCTTCCAGAGAATCACGGTCCCCGTGCTGACAAAAAGCGCAAGATTGACGTGTAACGCGCCCGCTCACAGCGTGTGAGACAAGGGCCGCGCTCTAAGCCCTTTCGTTTGGGCCGCGCGAAAAAAGTGATGGGGGTGCCTTTGACGAAACGCACTCTAGGAGACCTGAGAAGGGCAGGATTGGATATAATCACAGGGAGTCATGCCCCTGAGGAAATACGGAAGGCGCGAGAGGAGACTTGCATGACCTGTGAGCATCGGAGAGAGGCGAGATGCGACCTCTGTGGTTGTTTCATAAGTTACAAAGCAAAACTACGAAACAGCGAGTGCCCTGTGGGGAAGTGGTCAGGCCTTGTCTCCGAGGCGCTTGTAGACAGTGCCAGTGAGGAGCAGGCTAGAGAACAGGATTCCCATTGAGTACATGAGTTCCGTCTGGTTCATGTCATAAGCCGAGTAGGCAATCAGTATGAATGCCCCCAAAGTGAGACTGATAACCTGCACCATTATCATGTCTATGAGCGACGACTTCTTTATCTGGGTCATGTCGTACATGCCGTACATCATATCATTGAAGGTGTCTATGGGCATCATCGCACCCCCATCATGCTTCTGAACACGCTACCCACACCGCTGCCTACGCTCTCCATCATGCCCGGATTCGCCATTGCCGCACTCAAAGCGCCGCTCATGAGGTTCTGCTGGACCATGTTGAGGATGGCTTGCTGTTGCTGATGAGCCGCAGTTACTTGCGCTTGTGCTGCAGTCTGTAGGTTGTTTGCCTCCATGGTGACGCTATCAGAAGTAGGTGCAGTGGAGAATGATGTGAAATCGAACACCATGTCACCGTTATCGTCTTCGACTATCTTGGCATTCTTGAGCACCTCGATAGTGGCTAGGCTGCTGACCTTGTACATGAGGGAGACTAGCGTCTGCATGTTAGGCCCTGAGAACCACCTATCCACTGGTGCGCTGGTTTGTATCAAAGCAGCCATTACTTCCAAATCCGATGGTGGTGCCATGGGCGCTGCTGGCTGCATGCCCATAGCCCCCATGAGACCAGCACCGAATGACGCTCCACTCTGGTCGTACATGGGAGGTGCACCCCATCCCCCCATTCCCATAGATTGTGATGGGAGGCTCTGCTGCCCATTAGGCAGGCCTAGAGAAAGAGTGTTAGACATGTCAGGGCTACTACCGAAAAGACTCATTCTACCACCTCTGACTCCGCATTCTCCACCGCTTCTGGTTGTGGAGGGGCAGGGGCCGTTTGGCTTAACAGTTCCGCGAGACCCATGGTATTGGCAGTGACGCTTTCCGTAGGCAGGGGAGGCGCACTCATCTCAGCGTCTGTCAGAAGACGATTATTAGCGCCAGTCTGGAATTGGTCCATGTCGAAGATGACTATCACTTGCTTGTCTCTCTTCATGGCATCCTTGATGCGTACGACTGGGATGTTATCCTGTTTGAGCATATTGAAGAAGGGCTCGTAAGGGGCTAATTGTGGAGGGGTGTTGTCCTTCATGGCAAAGCCAGTCACTGGTACAGTGACCATAGACACCCCTTTGTTGAGTTTGGTCTTGAGACTGCTCGTACTGCCGCTCTCCTCTTCTTGCTCTGCCCTCTCCCACTTGGTGAGAAGATGGTAGAGATGAAGATGCTCGGGGCAATATGTCCCTCGTAGCAACCTACCACTCGTGACGTGCTCCCTTGCTTGGAAGGCCTGAGGCGCTCCTGTCACTGGGTCTTTGAAGTACAGGTCGTACAGGGACTCCCCAGTGTCCTCGTCTTTTATCATGTCATAGACGTTCCCAGCAGCCCTGAGCAGTTCATCGATATCGCAGCCGTCGACGACGCAACGAGTCGCATCTCCTACGAAAGCGTACTTGCCACCAAACCAGTATCTCCTAGGTGAGAGAATGCTCCTCTTGGTAGGAGCGAGCAACTTGTAGGCTTGTCGGATGTCCGCCCTTCTAGCCTTCTTGGGATTGGGATGGTTGGAAGGATAGAAGTTCACCTTGGGTATCTCTATGTGTCTCTGCATGGCAGCGTCCTGCATCATGTTCTGGGCTTGAGCCATCTGCTGCAACTGAGCAAGCGGGACCTGCGAATTCGCTGCTAGGTTCACCATTTCTTGACTGGTCTGCGTTGCTAGAGGCTGTCCGGCGGTTTGTCCAAAGGGATTCATTGTGTTCATTACCATTATTTCACCAACTGAGCATCTCGAGGAGGCTCTGCTCGACGTTCCACCCTATCTTGGTCGCCATCATGTTGACTCTGCAGGGAATGCCTGCCTTTTGGAGTTTCACCATGGATTCCCTGTAAGGGTCGAATATGTTGTGCTCCCGAAGCCTCTTGGCCTGCCACAGGATGTTTGCGTTCTGGTCCCACCACTTGTCGGCCTTGTTGGCGATTACCCATATCTGCTTCGGGGCGTATTTTCGTCCCTTCCACCAAGTCTTGAGGCTTCGATACCTCCAATTCCTCTCGATTAATGAGTCTACGAGGTAGTCTAGACCTCCCACTGCGTCTATTATGTCTGCATTTGAGCCATTCTTCCCTCTGTCGTCTATCAGGAATACCACTACCTCCACCTGTCTTTCTACCATGTCGTCCACCCACAGGTTCCAGAATCTCTGCTGGCCTCCGAGGTCCGCCGAATGGATGACTCTCTTCTCTCCATGCCATCTCACTCTTTTCCTTGTAGCCTTGGGGAGTACGTGACCTCCCCCTACTAGGCGGCTTGTATGCGTAGTCCTCTCTTCTACGTCTGCCATTTCTCCCGGAGTCGTCATGTACCTGTCTAACGTAGTTTTTCCAACCATTGACGGCCCGTACACGCCAATTCTTCGAGGTTTTAGGAAGTTGTAGAGTTCCTTGCCGTACACCACTGCGCCCATCAGCACTGAGCCTGCTACTCCCACCATTCAACAAATCACGTCCATCCATTCACTTTGTCTTGAGCATATTCGATGAACCACTCTATCGTTCTGTCCCAAACGCTGATGTCCATCGTCTTCTCGACGAAGGACGTGATGAAAACAGCACTGACAGTGAAGAGAAGAGTGCGAGCCCAGCCCCAGCCATACTCGTAATAGTTGTCTAGGGTGTTTGCCATGTGCAACCCTCTCAGGGTCGCTTCGGTGGTGTCATCGCTCGGTGTGTGAAATAACCAACCCATAATCAAGCCTTCTTAGAGAACTTCCCAGACTTGTCACGAGCATCATGCTTATTACTCTGACTCTTTGTCACGGCCTTGCTCCCACCGAGGTCTATACCACCCTTGTCCTCAGGGCCGTGTTGAGGCAAACCAGAGTCCATATCGCCCATCTGCATCTCATTCTGATGCTCCATCATGCTCAATTGCCTCATGAACTGAGCCTCCTGCATCTTCATCTCGAGTTCCATCTGCTTGTTAGCCATGGCTTGCTGCATGCCCTGCATCTTACGAGCCCTGTCCCTGTCCATCCTCGCGAATGTCGCACGATGGTCGAGGTTCTCTTGCATGAGGAGTTTGTACAGAACGAATGACATTCCCTGAAGAGTGAAGGCTCCCATTGAGTAAGTCGCCGCGTTGGTTCTTACATCTCCCTCCATCCTCAACCACAAGCCAGCATCAAAGACGGCTATGGCTGCTCCGACCAGAATAGATACGAAGGTTATCAGTCCTAGAACTCGTATCTCGTCAGCGCTAGAATCATTTGGTTGTAATGGGGGTAGGGACTGCATGCTCATTGCTCTCCTTGAGACTCCGAAAAACAACTAGCACATATACCCTCCTGTTGTAAGGCTGACCGTGTTATTGATTTTCTTATCTTTTTCTTTAGTAAAAAAGAAGAGTATTATTGGAATAGAATTATGAAAGAATCTTGAGAATTCTCATGGCATCCTCTAAGGGGTCACCAGTTTTCCAACTCATTTCTATAATGTCGTCTTCACTATCATCAGACATTCTCGATGCTATTGACTCAGGGTGGAAGTAACCTCGTTGAGGAGAGAGGTACCCACCGCCGTCCATGACCTGATGCGGGGCTGGTTCGATGTCATCACCGTCACCTGCGAATTTCGTAGTTCCATGCCCTCTTTTTATAGCATCCCTGAGGTCTTGCAGTCTATCTTCCTCTGTGTATGGCCTCTCTACTCCCTTTCTAGTGACTATGCTGCCCACTGCTGGCAGAGGGGGTCTAGTATCTACACCGTGGATTGGGTCTAGCCACTCTTCCTGTGGCACTACTGTACTTGGTCCTATACCAGTTGTGCTGTACACGCGGCTTGGTGCTGTAGGTTTGTCATTGGTGACTACCCCAGAGGGATATCTCATGTAACTGCTTCTTTCTTGCTCATCTAATCTTGATATCGGGAACCTCTGGAACGACTCGGGAGTGAATGGGAAACTGCCTAGTCCCGTACTACCTACCCCTTCAATTGCTTGACTTAGCATTTCCACTTCCTTGTCGAAATTGGTATTCGGGACCAAGCGGACTCGAGAATGACCGTTTGCATCAGTGTAAGTCTCTTGGTAGAAGCGTGGTACCATTCCTTCAGGTTCATCTAAAGATGCGCGTTCGGCCATTTGCTGGTCTTCGCTCTCCCATCCTCCTTCTACGAAACGTACGTTCTTCACGAGATTATCGCCGGAGATTGTCCAAGGATTGCCATCGTCCCATAAGAAATCGACACCGGGGTCGCTGTCCGCGGGAAGTTCTAGAGCCTTGTCGCCTCTGAGTGCTCTGAGTTCATCGTTAAGTCTGCGTAGATGCCCATTGGTCACATCCAAGGCGTCCTGCGTTGCTGCTATCCGCGCTTGGTCAGCGCCACTGCCTATCAATTCATCTAATGATGACCTATGCTTCTCTTTGGCTTGCTTGAGCATGTTGACCTCCTCAATAATATCATTAATCATTTTGGCATGGTGGGCATGGTCACGTATTGCCGCTTTTACCTCATGCACGTTATTGAGGGGAACGGCTTCTTGCCATCTATCACGGTCTGTCCTAGCACCACCTAAATCTAGATTGTAGTGCGTGGCACTGACCATTTTCTCCAAGTTGTTTCTCACTTCGGGGTTCCCTGCTAAGTGAGTGAGCCCCCCGTGCCTCATCAATGACAATAAGGTATTGGGCTGCCATTTTGCCATTTCTTGAACTATCTTGTTGAATTCCACTTTGGTTTTCTCTCTCAACTTGTCTAGTGACCCACCATCACCCGCACTCGGTGCGTATGTGAAGTTTGACCACCCACTCTCACGGTCATAGGAGCCCGGTAAATCTGCGGTTTCGCCATACAAAGCGGCGGAGGCTAGAGCCATTATGAGGCTATGTGGAGTGAAACTGCCCGTCTCAGTCTCTATCTCATTGAAATCCATCGGGTGGGCTTGCACATAGCATAAATCTGATAGAGCGCTTGGCTCTCCGTATTGCTCCAGATTGTAGGCTTGCGACCCAGTTCCTTCTCTGTCAGTGAAGCGATAGCCCAATTCCTCGAGCAGTTTATCGATGGGGCTCTTGGCAAAACCGAGATTCGGGTGGTATGACACACCAACCCTCTCTTCTGCGACTCCGCCCTTTTCGTATTGCTTCATCATAATCTCCAGTTGTTCTTGAGCATCCTCTTTCTCTTTTTCCGTCGACTTCTCGTTATTCAGAATATCCCTGTACACGCTGTATTGGTCGATGAACTTTCGCTCTGGGGCGGTGATTTGGATTTTAGACATCAAGGGATAGCCCCCTCTGTCTGTCACTCCTAGGACTGGAGCACCGTATCTATCTGTCACTCCGAGGTCATCCAAAGCGGATTTGAACTCTTCTGCACTCATATTTGCTATGTCATCACTGGTCCTACCGCTACGACCCATGACATCGAGGATTGGCTCGAGCATTTCCGAGAGCCTGCCATGGAGTTCGGCTTGTTTCTGCAATTCTCTCAATTTGCCAGACCAGTCTACCTGCTTTGTGTACTCCTCACCCATGAGGTCACTAACATAGTCGAATCCTAGTACCTCAGCCGGAGTGGCGCCGTCGATTCGGGGATAGACTAGATAACTGTACTTCATCTTTCCACTCTTCTCATCTTGATGCTGGACAAGCACTCTGGAGAGAGGTGGCATCAGGCTCAGTTGTAGAGCGGCTTCGTTCTTCTCTTCGTCACTCTGTGAGGAGTCACGCAAGATGCCCATGAGTCTATTGACAGTATTGAAATGAGTCTCGAAATCGATGTGGAATGGGGCTTTTCGGAACAACTCCTCTCCTTCTTGCATCATCTTAGCATGCTGTTTTTGCTTTTCTCTGAGTTCCTTCTCAGGTAAATCTGGGTCCCACATCTCCCTCTGCAGTGCGTCCATTTTCTTCTTATGGCCGATGTACTTCATCGTAGCGTCGTCGTATTGCAGCATATGAGGGCTGTCGCCTACGAGCCCCCATTGACTTGCAGTGCCAAACACCTTGTTCTTATCAGCCGCCCATCGATAGAGAACGCCATTGGAATCTGCCCCGTGGTAGACTCCCGGCCCTTTCTCGTACACTCTGCTCTTCCGCTCTACAGGTTCGACTTCTGGTTGCTCTTGGAATCGGGATAGTCTCTCAGCATGCTCTTGCTCTGCTTTTTCCGCAGCGGTCTCAGCACTGTCACCAGCGTTGATGTAGTGCAATCTACGACGCAGCCTGTCCCTGAGATGCCTCAATTTCATGAAATTTTCTTGCTCTGCTTGGCTCAATGGCCCTCCTACGTTCTCCGGGTCCTTTGACCACACAGGTGGTTTTCCTTTTTTCTTGACAGTCTTCAAAGTCCCTTGGGCGTTTCGCCTCGTCATCTCACGATGGGTGTAATCCCTCTCTGAGAATTCGTGCATCTTCTCATTGATTCGCTCCAATTGATGCTGTATTTCCAAGACCTCCTTGCTTTCCTCGCTCTCTGGCTCGGGCTTTCGGAACCTCTGACCGAATTCCTCCCCCCTCTTTGTGAAATCGGCAGAACGAATCTTATCAGCCTCGTGCGCAGAATGCCCTGCTATCGCAGCCTCGATTGCCTCTCTGAAACTCATCTCACCTGTGCCGAAGAATGAAGATTGGTGCTCTCCGTGACCCATGGATTGGAAGTATGAGGACATCCAGTACTTGCTATCGATGTCATCAGACAGCGAAGGGTCTAACTCTGGGTTTCTCGCGAAGAAATCCTCCATCGTCTCGCCTAGGATGTAAGTAGGGCCGGGAGACATCAGGCTAGTCGCCATCGCAGCATCGGCGGTCCGATAGTCATGGGCCTTATCGAGCAGTCCAGAATATATGTGAGACAGGTTGTCTGGTAGTTCAGTCCCTTGGTTGCGCTCAGGGTGATGCCCTCCACACAGTCCAGTACCGTCACAATCGGGACAAGTGAAGCGCACCCCTGTGATATGCACGTTCGCGGCAGGCCTGTTCAGATGGGGAGCCTCTGCCTTGTACTGCTCTCTCCAGTCATTCTGGTCTCCCCATACTTTTGCGATACCGTCTTCGAGCATCTTCTCCACGCCTGCCACCTTATCCTCTTGACCAGCCATGGGGTCTATGCTGCCTTGTGCCATCCCCCTCGTTACTAGAGTGTCGTAATTGATGTATCCGTCTTTATTGCAATGTCGACACCTCTCGAATCCCCCAGTCGGGTTTCTATTAGTCTGCTCGTTCCTTTGAATCGATAAGGTGCCGGGGACGAAGTCATCACCAGAGACAGTCTCTTCTCCTATCTTCACTCCCATTTGCGCTTGTAGTTTCCTAAGATGGGCCTCGGGATTGACGACCCAATCCAACAAGTCTTTCTTCAATGCGTCATACAGGTTGGCTTTGTGTGGGAACTGAGCACGCCACGCGCTATCCTCCCCTCTCGGCACGTTCCCCTCAGCCTCAGCCGGTAAGAATGTGTTCTCCCACTTCTCTATCGTGTTGTTGCCCATAATGTGATTCATTATGCCAGACAAGAGGAGTGGTATGATGACAGGCATACCCTTGGAGTCGGTCCATTGGCTCAACACATCCATAGTGGGTAGCCTCTCTAACTCTCCGGTCTCTGGGCTCACCCGAGAGTAATACTGACTCAGGCTGCCGCCTCTCATGGCGAAATCGAATATCTTGAGGAATGCGTCCCTCCTGCTGTAATCAGGGTTGCCTTCGGAGTCAATCGGCCAGCCACCCTCTCCATGGAAAGTAGTACCGTCTTCATCGGACATCATGTGCTGAGGGAAGCCGTATTGCAGCGCTACTGCCCAATATGGTGAGATTTCAAAAGGCTGCACGTAGCCAATCTGCTCTGCTGCTGGTTGCCCGTAGTTATTGTGAGTTCTGAGCGAAAGAGCGTTGACGTGCATATTGACATTAGCCTCAATCGCATTCTCGATATCTGCATTGTACCCGAGGGCCTTCTTGTTCTTCCTGACATGAGGGGGGTGCAAAACGACAGGTGGAAAATCTCCTTTGCCCTCTGGGGTCTTTCTATCCTTCGGCCCCATTCGTAAATTGCGAGTCTGATAGTCGCGCAGGAGAGTCTCATTCAGAAGCAATCTCCCTCCTGTTTCGGGGTCTATGACATCGGCGGCTGCCAGTGTGCGCCTTCCCATCGGGATAGCCCCCTCTGGGTCCCTTTGCGTCCAAGTCCTTTTTCTGTCATCAGCAGGAATCGCACCGCCTTGCCAAGACCAAGGCACTACAACAGGCACTTCTATGGTTTGCTTCTTGCCGTCTTTCACAACAGTCTTCTCCTGCATGACCGTCTTACTGCGGTTGTTCTCCTTTGTCTCATAGACGAAACGGAGCAAAGGGTCTATATTTTGACTAGAGTGGACTCGCTCTCTCGTTGGTGCCTGCATGCCTGCTTCTCTCTGAACGTCCATGCCCTGCATGCTGCTGTCGAACTTGCCTAGAGGCATGTCTTCGTCACGTCCGAGTCTTTGCTGGTTCTCCTTCCAAGCCCTCGGGGGCATCGAGGTCCTCGTGCTCAAGTCATGTATCAGATAAGCCAACTCACGGTGGAATTGCAGAGGCTCTCGAAGGCTCTGTTTGAGAGCGTTGGTCTTCATACCCGTCTCCTTGGCGAGTTTTGATAGTTTCTCGTTGTCGCTATCCGCCTCCTCCAATGTCTTCAGTCTAGCAAAGATGTCATAGTGGTCTATCTCACCTGTCCGCTTGCTCATCGTCCATTGCCTGAGTGCATCGTCCCAGTCATGGATGAATGAGCCTTCGGTGTTCGGGCTCTCTCCCTTGCTGACTGCTTCTCTCAATCCTCGCAAGGAATCCATGCGCTCTTTGATGAATGCCCAAGTGCTCTGCAACTCAGCCACTTGAGGAGTGTAATCCAAGGAATGGCCTGCTCTCTCACCTAAGTGGGAATGCGCTCTGGCGAGTTGCCGTTCCCTGTCCTCCGTGCCCGGCAGCCTATCTCCTTTGTCTCTCTGTATGGACCACAACTCGGAACTGATGGGTTCGACCTCTTCCCCCTCTGGGTCTCTTACTCTCATCATTATGTCATTGATGTCCCTTTCGAGGCCTACTGCGTTGCGGAGAATCGATGGTCTGGTTTTCCCCTTCTGCTTAGCCCCTAGTACGATATCGCGAATGAGTCCAGTATCGGGGTCAATGTCAGCGTATCCTGAAGGAGTGGCTAGTTCTCCTGATTGTGCTGCTGCTTCGAGAGCCTCATCCTCGAATGACTCAAAGGAAGGTATGCGGACGAAGTCCATGGGGACTTCGTTGCCTTCGCTGTCTGTCAATGTCACAGTGCCTTCCGGGGGTGGCTCAGCCGCCATTGCATGGAGTTGGTCCCTAGACAAGAGCGATGTCCTGACTCGGTCGAATTCCATTCTCTTCGCAATAGCCCCCTGTTCATCCCCCTGAGCGTAGAGTTTCTCTGCTTCACGCTTTAGTTTCTCGCTCTGCTTCACCAATTCCCGGTACGTCTCCCTCTTCTCATTGACTGCTCGTATGACCCTCATGGCTCCCTCTGACTGGCTGAAAGGAGCACCTGCTAGTTTCGAGGCTTGCTGGTCGCTATTGGGATTGAGCAAGCGAGGCTGGAATGGAGAAGCATCGTCCTTGAGGAAGTGGTCGTGGTTGCCATTCTGGCACTCAGGGCATATATGGCCATGAGAGAGCCCGGATAAATGGCCTTGGTAGGTCTGGGACGTGCCTATCACATTGTCGAGAGTGGCAGGGTGGCGTATGTGCTCCAACCACTCCTTCACTTGGGTGTTCTTCGACTCGGCGCCCCTTTCCAATCGATTTAGGAGGTCTGTAGTGGCATGGCAGCCCTGCATAGTCGGAAACCGCTCCATGAGTTTTCGTACAGCATCAGCGGCAGTCTCGGAGTACAGAATCTCCTCCGAGAGCGGACCACCTGCTTCGTAATGCTGGGGGTTGAACAACTCTGGGTTGTAGGAGGAGTAAGTATGCGGGCGCCCCTTATCAGATTCGACTCCGTATATGGTATCTAGGTCGGTATTCCAGAAATTAGGCAGGTTTCCGCTCTCTATGACATCATGGGCCCTCGCTATCAGCCTCTCTCCCTGCTGTCGTTGGTTCCAAGTCAGTATCGGATTGAATATGTCCCTCCACATGTCAGCGTATATCGATTGCAATGAGGAGAAGAGTCGGCTCTTTCTCATCCTCTCCTTCTTGAACTCCTCACTGCCCATCTTGTACTTGCTCTCCTTGTGCTCGTCAAGCGATGCTCGCACTCTCTGGATTGCGTCTTCGTCCTGTAGTGACATTACCAGTTTCAATTGCTCGACGAGCGCATCATTGTGCTCCTGCCACGCCTCTGCATCGAAGTATTCCTTGCCTTGGAGCCCTTCCATGAGCCAGTCGTCGCCGTGGACGTACTGTGCCCAGTACTTCGCCATCAGGCTTAGCATGGCAGGTTCTGAGAACCGTCCACCTAGTTGCCCTACGAGGTCATTGAGGGACTTCTCTGCGTCTTCCTTCAACTTATCCCTCCTTGCAATCTGCGCATCGACGGCCTCTCGAGCCTGACTCAGGTCGAATTCGAGCATCTCAATCTGGCGTTCCGGGACGGAACTCTCGTCCTCCGCTCTCTGCCGTATAGCCTCATCAAGCCTGTCTTGGGCCTCTCCGATTCTCCTATTAGTGCGCAGGACCAGTTCTCCCGAGTCTGGGTCTTTGGCGTATAACTCGGTGGTGAGCCTCAAGAAGTCCTTGAGAGCCATGACGTCCCTTCCCCTACCGAACTTGTCAGAACCTCCATAAGCACGCCCTAGTGAGTCCACTCCCTTGAGATTAGAAGTGCCTAGGAGGAACACTGACAGGAGTATATCCTTGATATTACCCGGAAGTTCCTCGCCCTCCCTCACCATCCCATTGTCGACCCATTGCTTCATGGAGTTAGCCAAAGCAGTGTCATCGTATGGCTCTCCGCCGTCAAAAGGGTGGGCGATATTCTCAGTGTGAACCCCTAATTCTTCGAGAGCATCTAGATTAACCATGTCTGCCATGGTCATAGAAGCGTCTTCTGCCTTCTCCTCGTCCTGTTCACTCTCATCTGCTGCAGGACCGAACTCAGACGGGACGTCCATCCTGTCATACTGACCATGGTCCTCGTCATCGTCGTCTTTTCGCCGCTTGAGGACGTTCCACCAATCTTTGCTTTGCATCAGGCGTAACTCCTGAACGGTTTTCCACAGTCATTGCATTGGTAGAACTTGGTCTCCGGCTCGTCAGCAGACCGAGTCTGTTGAGTGTGAGTGTGCTTGACATTCATCGAATCGCACTGAGGGCATATCTCCCCAGCATTTGGCTCAGCCTGCATCTTCTCACGTATCTTCTCAGGCATGTTTGCCTTGAAATCTGGTGCTTTGAATTCTGGCGAGGGCCCATATCTATTTCGCATGAACTCATCGTCAGTCTCATCTTTTTCAGGGCCGTAGGTGGTTTCAGTCCTGATAGTGGGCAGGCTGACTTGGCTTGTGTCAGCAGGGCCTTGGTACCCACAACCGGGGGTGGTGCACACTATGTTACCCGCTTCATCTCTGGTAGTAGACAACTGCTCACACCAAGGACAGAGTGACTTAAGGAGGTTCCAAGCGTCCTCTAGGGCCACACACGTCGCAGTAGGGGTCAACCTAAGAGATTATTGTTTCGAGCGTTGACTACGAGGGTCTTCCCAATTGGCAGCCACTTCCGAACTGGAAGGCAGATTCCTTTCTCCTGCCTTGTACCTCCGAACGTTGTCGCCCGCTACAGCAAATGCGATGTCTCCACGAGTCGGGTACTCTTCTGATAAAGACCAAGGCATACCTACATTGTTAGTGTCAGGTTCGTCTGTTGTCATTTTATCATCGTCGAAAACCGACGAAGACCCCCTTCCAACAGCGGGCCTTGGGGCCACTTTTATCGCTCTTCGCCTTTTCGGGCTCGTCCGGTACCTTCGGACCCCTCCATGAGGGCTAGGTTCAAGGTAGTCATCTTTGGAGTAGTGGGAAGGGTGGCGCAGTTCTTCTCCTAGTTTGTCATACGGACTGGAGAGGAAAGCCCCTTTGCCGTCACTCATTCTGTCCAAGGCGGGATTGGTTTCTATTGTTGTTCCGTGGTCCCATTCTGTACCCCTCGACTCCTCGGGTATGTCAAATTGATTTTCACGTCGAGTCCAAGCAGGTGGAGGTGCACCAGCCTTCAGCACTAGCCATGCTTCCTCTAGCGCGGTCATCGTACCACTCCGACCATCTTCTTCATGGTCATTGGGGTCCATGCATCGCAAGTGTAGTCTGCATGGCAGTTGAAGTCATACATCTTGCAGTAGCCAGTCATGGGGTCGGATGTGGTGCTTGAGTCCCAAGCCTTGCAATTGCCGCACTTCTTCCCAGTAGTGGCTCTTCGGTAGTTAGGGGCATCCGCTTTGCCCATCAGCACTTCCACCTTGCCAATGCAGCGCCTTTGGGAGTCTTCTTGCCATCTTTGCTCGTAGGCCCCTTGACGCCACTCATTCTAGCGCAAAACGACCTCTTTCTAGCCGCTCTCTTGCCCTTTGGATTGCTTTCCGTCACAGGAGGCTTCAGGTTCGCACCCTCCTCTCGCTTGAACTTCGCACGCCCTTTGGCGTTCAAACCGCCCTTCCGACTGTGCTTATTGGGATTATAGCCGTGAAATGGCTTATTGTCCTTCTTTTTCTTCGCTTTGGTGACTTTATCCCAAGTTTTCGGGTCTGGGTAGTCCTCATCGCCCGGTTTGGCTCTTTTTCCGCCTCTTTTCCTCTTAGCGCGGATATTATCGAATAAATTGTTCCCTTTCTCAAAATAACCCTCGATTATGGCAACTGAGGCTTGTTGCAAGGGAGAGCAGCAGTCACATGGCTCATATTCGACCACGACTAGTGGAAAGAGGGCTTAATTATGAGTTTTTTGCTCAATCTTTTCTGAATCTGTCTCTCATATATCTACGCATCGCATTTTGACGTTCGCGGTACTTCTCATAGTCAGGTCCTTTGGTAGCAGGCGTGTTTTCGGGTGGTAGCAGGTCCTTCTTGCCCATCAGTGGGGGCAAATTCCTCAATACATCTAATGTTTTCGGGTCCAAACCTCGTGTGGCCTCGTGTAGTTGCCCCGCAAGTCTACGATACTTCCTCCTTCGTAGCAAATCTTCCAAATACTTCTCCCATGCAGGTGCGTCGTCTTCTGTAATCTCAGCAGACGGCTGAGGAGTTCTTCGATGTGGGTAATTGTTGCCGAGCCACTCATCTCCTCGGACTGTTTGGGGATTTTCCGGGCATCCGGGCGTCGAACAAGGCGTTGAGGGGTTATTGAAGTAGGATGACGTAGTATTGTCTCGTCCAAGCCTCGGTTGCTCGCAAGAAGGGCACTTAGACGAGTCTATCCAGTAATTTCGCGAGTTATCCATCACCGTATCGTCATTTTCGGGGTTATCTGGGTCATTTGGGTCGTATGGAGGGCTAGGAGGGGGCATATTGCCGCTTTTTAGCACGTTCCACGCCTCATTCAGGGCCATATTACCGTCTCTGGGAGGGGCTTTTCGCTAAGAAATTTTACCAAAAATTTTGTTTTGCAGCAAACGGGAAATACCATTTTGAGCAAAAAATTTGCTGTAGAACGCACGTGGTTAAGAACCCCGACGTGACGTTATTGCAACGCATCTCCAAGGTTGTGACGTTATTGCAGGGTCGTGACGTTACAGGTCGTGACGTTATCCTTCTGCCCTAATGTCCCTACCATATGGAAGGGAACCTTACTTTAACGTCACGCCGTGACATTATTGCTCTTTTACTTATAAGTCAGGCACTTCCACTCCTAAGGGGTACCCCCTTCGGGGGGTCGGA